ATTGCTCTTCTTGGAATGTTTCGTTGTTCTAAACGATTTATAGCTACATTATGTAAACCATCTGGCGGCCAGTCATATTTGGCAATGCTATACCTTTCTTTTAAACTCAACTTTCTCGTATAAACTTGAAACCCATAATGACAAGGTGGTAGTACCATTTGGTCAAACTCACCCACATTCCAAGCATTAACCATCAACCTTCTACTATCAGGATTTGTTTTGAGTTCGTTAATTAGGTTTTGAATTTGGTCTACTCCTGCAATATGGTTTTTTTCGAATTTCAAATAACCATTTTCGTCTCTTTCATCCGTCAAATTTACTTCATCTTTTCCACACCAATCCCTCCATTGTTTTCCATAAATTGGACCTAATTCACCCCACTTGTGTGCAAACTCATCATCGGTTTTGATTTTATTGATGAATTCTTCTTTTGTATATTTTTGAGGGAGTTCAGCGTTTATCGAAGAATCATACCATTTACAATAGTTTTTATAAGCATCACCATCCCAAATGTGGCAATCATAATCCAAGAGGAATTTGATATTAGTATCTCCTCTCAGAAACCATAATAACTCAGTCACCATAGTTTTCCATGCCATCTTCTTTGTTGTAAGTAATGGAAATCCCTCCCTCATCCTGTGACGAATTTGTCTTCCAAAAACTGAAATAGTTCCAGTTCCTGTCCTATCAGTTTTTTCAACACCTAAATGTAGAATGTCTTCAAGTAATGCTTGGTATCTTGCATCTAAATTATTCATGATAAAACAATTATTTCACCTGGGTTATGTACAGGAATATTATAACTAAAGTTATTCGATTTAAGTGTGAATTCGACAAGATTTCTCATCATTTCAGACCTACCTATAATAATTCTGAGGGGGAGTTCCTTAGAGTTCAAAAATACAAAGTTTTCGACTTCTAATTGAACTTGATGATGAAAATATCCGTGTAAATCTAATTCTTTCATTCTGTCTCGTCTGAAATAATGTCACCGTACTGTTCTGCGGCTTTCGGATTTCTATCTTCTAAAATCCTGAATGCGATTTGGAACCTATTTAGTTCTATTTCGCAAGGATACAATTCAGCATACAATGAATCCTTTTGAGATTTAAATAAAAGTATACTGTCTCGAAGTAACTTCACTTCTGATTCGTGTTGTTTGTTTATTTTATATCTGTCAGAGGTGTTTTGAAAAACAACCCAAATAGAAAATATGGCCAATATGACCACCAAAAATCTTAAAGTTTTATTTCCCATCTTTTATTTGTTTTAAATCATTTAATGCGGTTTCGTATGCGATAACCCTATCAATTTTTGGGTTATTCAACATAATTTGACCCGCTTGATTGATGACTTCTTTCATAATCCCAAAAACACTAGCTTCATGCAATATTTCTTCAACTATTTCTTCGTTTGTCATTTCTTATTTTTTATTATTTTGATTATTCCATTCTTCTATTAGATAATGAACATTTGGACAAAGGTGTTCCATCTCGGATAACCAAGACAGAACATCCTCAACGCCCAAATTATAAGATTCTTTCAACGCAATAACAAGCCCTTCCTCATTAAGAAAAGTGGAATGTACGTTCCGTTCTTTTATAATTCTATTTATATCTAAATTGTTCATTCTGTTTCTTTTTGCCAAAAGGGTTTAGAATATTCAGGTTTAATTAGTTTCCAAAGAATTTCATCGATTCTTTTTCTATTACCATCCCAAATTGCAAACATAAGTCCATGTAATTTAGGATTGGTATATTTTTTTATGTGTTCTGCAAACTCTTTCTTTGTGGGTTCAGGTTCAACGTCATTAAATTTACCATACCTAAAATAATCATGAGATTTACCACATCTTTCTTCCAAAGCAAATTTGTGATACTCCAAAGTTTTCACAGTATGTTTTACCCACTTATCGAATTCATCAGGTACTTTTTCGAGTAGTTCGGAAATATCTTTACCATTTTTCAAATGTTCCCATATATCATAAGTTGATACTTGAGTTATTATTTTATGGAGTCTAACGTATTCCTCAAACTTTATTTTTACTCTGAAATTACCAGGATGGAACCTTATAACAAAACCTTCTTGATTATTCTCATTTTTTTCCTTCAGAGACTTATATAGGTCATCAGAAAAATTAAAATGTTGTTCGGTTCGAACCACATCTTCTTTTTTTATGCCATTCATTTTGAATATAGACCTAGATATAGTCCAGTGTTGTTCACTATCATCGAACGGTCCCCATTCATAACTTTCGTTCATCACAACTGAAAGAAATACCACCCTCTCTTTTTTACCATAGTCTACAACAATTCTATTCTCAGGATAGATTATTTCGACAAGGTAACCATAATGTTTCAACCAAGAGTCCAAATTATATTTTGACTTCAGGATTTCAAGACCTTTGATTGCTTGTTCAGAAACAAACGAACCACGGGTTGCCATTATCCACTCACCTTCATAATTAAAGAGTATGCCGAGAGAACCATCAAGTTTTTCTTGGATGTAAACATAATCACTCATGGGTGGAAGCTGAGATTCTTTCCATTTGTTTCCTACTAATTCCTCATAGTTGAAAAATTTCTTGAAAGGTCTAACCAATACTTTACCTGTTGCATTATCGGTGATTACTCCCCTACATTGCAAAGTAACATTATCCCACTTACCATCATATTGTGTTTTACGAGAGTAATTGTAGATAGATAATGGAAGTGAAGGATGGTCATTTTTGACCACCCAACCCTCTTCGACATATTGGTTTAATATTTCAAGACTTAAGTTCATCGTTTGATTTCCATAATGGTGTTTGCGATTGGGAGCCTGAGAACTGGATACCTTTTATCTTCCATCATATCAGTTTGACGGATTTCATAGAAACCTTCCATAATTGCTACGGTCGGTACATCATCGTAAGTTTTACTTACACCATTTTCATAAATCACCTCTGCGGTTTTTGTTGTCGTGTTAAAAATCAATGTTTGCATATTTGTTTGTTTTAAATTTCTTCATATTTTATTGTTGCATCTCCTGATACATGGTCAAAACTTCTCCATCTTGTGAATCCTGAATGTTTCGGTAATAAGTGATGTTCTCTGTGAGAACAAACTTCACATTCTCTGACAACAACCCTAACAAACTCGCGTCCTTCAGGATGACCAGTTACTTTATGTTTTTCTCTTTTGTATCTCCAAGAGTGCATTCCAAAGATACAAAATATTTTCCTTAATTTCATATTAAAGTTTTATTTCAAATCTATTTTTCATTATTTCCAACTTGTCATCGGGAACCCCATGAACATTCTTTCCTCCGTGTCTATTTTCAACAATTAAAGATACTACTTTATAACCATACTTTTCTGCTAGTTTGTAATAATCTTCCATTTCCCACTCTTGAGTAAAGGTGTTGGAAACTGCAATCTCAGGATAATATTGTTGATTTATTTGATGGTCTTTCATCCTCGTCTCAACTTCGTTTTTACACCAAGCATGTGCATCTCTTATTTTGGTAGAGTCGAAGTTATAGTTTCCTTGTTTATCATAAAAGAATTTATCAGCCTCACAAACAGAATATTCATTCCAAATATGGGTTGCAAATGTACTCTTACCTGAACCAGGAAGTCCTCTCACTAAAAATAATATTCCGTCCATATTACCAATTTTCAATTTCTGTTAAATCTAATTCATATTCAGGACCAACAAGGGTAGATTCAACCTTAACAGTTTCACCAATACCATTAGGAATAAATTTGTAAATGAACGTACCGGGATGTCCGTAAATTTTATTGATGGAAAATTTCCATTCATTCAGTTTTTGTAATTGTGTTTCAGAAAGTTCAAATTTCATAGTTGCTATTTTGAATTTAATAATCTCTCAACATGATGGTCGTTAGGCATTTCGGAAAGTTTTTCTCTATGTCTCAACAAAGGTATTACTTCTCTTTGTAAATCATAAGGTCTGAACTCAGGATGACCATCCATACCAACATCCATTCTCTGACCCCTCCCGAACCTCATGTGAGTTGGTAAATGACAGTGTCCGTGTAAGTGCATTACACCCTTATTTAGACCATCCCAAGAAGATATGGGATAGTGCATCAATTTGAACTTAAACTGTCCGTAATCAAGTGTATCGTAATGAGAAACCCTTTTAAATAACCCTTGGCTACCATCCCTATTATTTTCTATGTGGTGGTCGTGGTTTCCGATAACAAGATATATGTTTTTACAAACTATCCTGTCCCAAAATTCACGTATTCTATCAAACCCACCAAATGACCAATCACCAAGGTGTATCAAAACATCTTCTTGACCAACATTTTCATTTATGTTGTCAACTATGGTTGAATTCATTTTTTCTATTGTGGGAAAATCACGAGTTTGTGATATGGGTACTTCACCTAATTCAGTTCTCCAATCGGTGACCCCACGACATATGTTTTTGTGTCCGTAGTGTGTATCTGAGGTTACCCAGACTTTGGTATCGTAAGGTATTTTTATCATGAAGCAAAGATAGGTTATTTGGAGGTAATAACAAAAACTGGATTTTGTTCTCCAACATAAAGACCTAAAATATTATAATCATAGAATTCTTCTGATTCTTCTTCAGTCATTAGGTCCCTTTTTTGGAGAATTTCTAAAATTTTTGTTTTGGAATACATTATTCTTGGACCCGAACCAAACTCTTCACAAATACCAACTATGGCATCATCAAGTCCGTCCAAAACGACTGCACCTTCGCAGTATTCAAATATATTGTAGTCATTAATTATCATAAAAAAAAAACAAGTGAAAACAAAATAAAAGAAGTAAATTACCAAGATACTATCTAAAAGTTTTGAGTTTCACTTGTTATATCAATATTAGATGTTTTATTTCTTTACGTCAATATTTATTAAAAAAGATTATTATGAAACAATGGGCAATAGGACTTATGTCTAATGAAGAAAAAAGTAGCATTTTAGATAAGCACAGGTCTCTATACGACGGTTATAGAACAATGCAACCTAAAATAAAAAGTGAACAACCATTATATGTTCAAGATTTTGCAAATGACAAAGGTGGTGTGACGTTGAGTAACAAGAATGTTGTTACTGCATATAAAAATGTTGGTATTAACGAACAAGTTCAACCGATGGAAGAAGAAAAAGAATTATGTTCAGAATGTGGTGGGATGATGCAAGAAGGTGAATGTATGGAGTGTGGTTATGGTGGAAACATGGAAGAAGGTGAATGCATGGAATGTGGTTCAAACTACGAAATGGAAGAAGAAATGCAACAGGTAAAAGATTTAAAAAATGTTGAAGATTTGAATCTTTCTGATAAGTTTGATTACGTTGAAGGAGAAGTTGAAGAGACAGAACAAGGAGACCCTTATGATGAATTAGAGAGTGCATACACTTTCAAAAGTAAAGGACCCAAAGATGGTGGTGATGCATACTCTGAAAAGGCCTACGACATGGACTTGGATGATGAGGAAGTTAAATCTGCATTTGATTTTGAATCTGATGGTGCAGAGCCAGTATATGAAACAATGGAGTCGGCATTTTCAGACTACGAAGTGAAAGATGAAGAAATCGAAGAAGATTATCAAGAAACTGACGAACAATATCCACGTAGACATGTTTGGAATAAAATGAGAAGAAAAAATAAGGCGGATGCCGAAGGTGAAGAGTTCGATGATAATGAACTTGACATGTCAGACTACGAAGAATTTGAACCAAATACCTCCTCGTGGGAAGATATAACTACAATGACTGGTGACGATGAATTTTCTTATTTGGATGAAGATTTAAAAGAATCTGTCGTCAAACAAAAAAATAGAATTGTTGAAATGATGAATAGAATGAAAAAGTTTTAAAATAATCCCCTCTTAATGAGGGGATTTTTATTTCATATTATTGATACTGAAAAAAGAAGTGTTTATAATTTTAACAAATTTTAATTATGAACTCTTCTCAATTTTTTATGAACTCGCTTCATAGGAACCAAACAAACCACTGTAATTACTATTATTTTGTTAACCAATTTTCGAATAATGAAATAAACGAAATCAAATATTTGGCTTCTACACTTGTAAGACAAGATGCTGTTACAGGTGAAAATACTGTTTCAAATTATAGAAAAAGTGAAGTATCTTGGATTGATGAAAACGAAGATTCTGCTTGGATTTATGATAAAATTGCGAAATTGGCTCACGAGGCAAACAGAGAAATGTGGAATTTTGATATTTGGGGATTTCCCGATAATTTACAATACACCATCTATCATGGAAACGGTGGCCATTATGACTGGCATTTAGACTTGGGTCCAAACATTTCGAATAGAAAACTTTCAATGGTAATGCAACTCGCAGGTCCTGATGAATATACAGGAGGAGATTTAGAAATTAATGTTGGAGGAAGTATTTTGACAGTCCCAAAGGAAAAGGGTCTGATTTGCTTTTTCCCTTCATTTTTATTGCATAGAGTAACCCCAACAACATCGGGGACAAGAATTTCATTAGTTACATGGTTAGGAGGTAACAACTTTAAATAAGTTGTTACCTTTCAGTATTGAAGAAAAATACTTGGAAGAGTCTTCCATTCTCTGGTGTATTTCCAAAGTAATCCAAAGAGACATGATAATTGTCTGCTTTATACATAATAAGTCTGTTAAATAGGTTTCCAAATCTATCAACCATATCCCATTTAGTGTAATCTTGGGAGTCGTGACCCGGAGGTGCTTGGTTAAGATATTGTGGGTCTTGGTTTTTATAATCAAAGGTCATCCAACCTGTTTCCTTATGTTTGAAAATTCCTGTTCCGGCAGAAATAGGTGCGTTAGGTGTTAGATATAAAACTGCCGCCCAATCGGTTGTTGAATCGGCATGTATCCAAGACCTATCAGAGGACAATGTATATTGAAACGAACCTGTATATTCTCCACCCCAGTGAGTTACGTTACCCGCGAAAGGATAAACAATATTTTGAAGTGTTTTTTTCAAAGGTTCATTTAAGAATGATTCCGTTCTCATTCCAGGGTAATTGCCTCTTACTTTAAATTCTTGTCTAAGTGCAAATTCTCTGACTTCCATCGGGTTGGAGTAAAAGTCATCTATTACAAGTGAATTAAATCTCATTTCATTTTTTTACAAAAATAGAAAAAATATCTTAAGAAAAAAATAGATTTTACTGAGTTTTGTGATATTTGTTTTATAAAATATAAAGATATGGAAATCAAGGAGGTGCTCAATTATTATCTTAATAAAGATAATAATCTTTTGGAAGTAAGTTTTAGAACTATTGAAGATAGCGAAGAATTAGTTAGGGTAGATAACATAGATTATTCTTTTGTTGAGGAATATGGATACGAATTAGAAAGTGAATCATTTGATTTTTTTGGTGCTCAAGATGAAGATGATGAGTTTATAAATGAAGAAGACTTAGATTTAGAACTTGATGAAACTGAGTTATTGAACTTTCTGAACGAATACTATACGGTCAACCCAAACAGTTTACCTTCATCTCAGCCCTATTAATTTTAAGAAGATATTTATTTCTATGAACTTCGACTTAGAAAACTTAATATCAATTTTTAAAAAAAACACCACTTCTAAAAAAGAATTTGGTGAACAAGATGCCGGTGGTGAAAAAACATCAGGTGGAGATTCGGCATCTGCAGGAGCAACAACAGTTCCTATGTGGAAAGATATTGTGGGAGGACCACAAAGAGGAAAAGCAAATCAATTGGATGTTACAGTATGGAATACTGGCGCTAAAAGAGGCGTTTCAAATCAAATTTGGTAAAAATAATATATTTATAAAAAAAAAGTTATGTCACAACCAAAATACTCACCCCAGCAAGCTTTAGATAGGGTGAAACTCATGATGAAGTACGATACTTCAAAAACTTTAACTGAAAATAAAAATATAATTACAGAACAAACCGCAGGTAGTCCAATCACACCAAGAACATTAGCTTATGGAACTGTTGGGACTCTAGCAGGGGCAACCATAGCAGGAGGAGGAGCAGCAGCAATGACCGCAGGTGCAACTATTGGTAGTGTTTTTCCTGTTGTAGGAACGGCAATTGGTTTGGTGGCAGGTGCAGGATTAGGAATGTTAATAGATTGGTGGGCTAGTAAAGATTATGGAAGTGAAGGATTCAAGCAAGTAATGTCTGCATGTAGCTCCAAGGGAGCGAACAAGTTAATACCACAACTTTCTAAGGCAGATATCCGTAATATTGCATATGCAATTGAGGATGCTAGAGGAACTTGGAATGATGATGAGAAAGCAATTAAAGCTGCGTTAGAGAGAATTCCAACAGTCGGTGATTTGTGTGAAGTTGATAAGAAAATACCTGGAGGATTATATCAATTTTTAGATGATTTGACAGATAGTCCCGATGAATGGAAAATGTTTACAAGACCTTTGGTAGGAATTATAGAAGACACTGATTTTAAACTTTCTGATGAAGACCAAAAAAAGGTTGAAGAAGATTGTAAGAAAAACCCCAACCAAGAAAAATGTAAAGCGGTTACACCGAGAAAAGAAAAGCAAGGAAGTAAATTTGCACCTTGTAGTGGTACATATAAACTATATTGTAAGTCCCCTAAAATCGGAGAAGTCCAAGCTTGTTTGGGTGGTCTCAAAGTTGATAATGCTTTTGGTCCTTTGACGGCAGCGAAACTCAAGGAAAAAGGATTTGGTGAGTCATTTACAGATGCGGATGTTGCTAAAATTTGTCAGAAAAAACCCGTAGAAGATAAACCTGAAATTAGTGGAGAGGTTTCTCAAACTAAATGGAGCGATTTTTAAATTATTTAAAGTGAAGATAAAACTTGATATTGAAAAAGAGTTGGTTCTTAATTTACATAGGAATCAAAAAACTGAAAAAATGAAACTCAGAGAGCAGGCTGGAGATTTAAGGTCAAAACTTCAAGCAATGATTGATAATGGACAGACTCCTGGTGCAATTGGAATTGCAGAATTAGAAACATCAAATCCTAACAGAAGATTTGCAATAAAAAAAGAAAGTTCTAAGACAAAAGGTAAAATGATTTATTTCTTTTTAGATGGTAAATACGGTTCCTTTGGTGCTGATGGAAAATTTGCCTTCGGTCCTGGTATTTGGACTCCAGATGAGCCAAAAACCCAAATTATCGATAGAGATTTCAAAAATGCTGAAGTTGAATCATATAAAACTAAGTACGGGGCTAAGACTAAAGAAGAGGCTATTAAGTCAGGATGGGATTTGACTAACTTGAAAAAAGTAACCATCCAAGGCATTGATTTATATATACCGATGTCAAATGCGGATGTTGTTACAGGAGTTTCACAACAACAAAAAGATGCTATTAAAGATTTAAAACAACAATACTCTGCTAAAGAATGGCACGAAATGACAGGTGCTGAGCAACAAAATTGGAAAGAAATTCCAATCCCTGCAGAAAGACTATTCGGTGCTAAAGTAAAATTATATCGTGACCCACTTGAAGATATGAAATTGGACACTAAAGATTACAAAATAGCAAGTGATAACTACACTGTAGATGAGAAAGAATGTGTAGAAAATATTTTACAATATTTTGAAGATTACAGAGCTGATAAACCTATGAGACCAAGCTATTTTCAAAATTTCAAACCTAAAGTTCAATACTGTAAAAATGTTTACCACAATAGATGGGGACTTAGACCAAATGCTAGAAAATTGAATAAAATTCTCGATTTAATGTCGAGAGAGATTAGTGAATTCCAAGGTGTGAGTCTACCACCGTCTTTCCCTGTAGAAGGGTCTACTAGGCATCAATGGTTATTGAAAAATATATAAAAATGGCTTTAAAAAAAGTGATAAAAAAAAGTTTGAAAGAAACTAAGGTTCAGAAAGAAACTATCTTGATTGAACAAAAAATTGTTCATTCAAGATTAAAAATGATTGTCGAAAATTTTGGTGAAGGTAGGTTCAAAAATTTATCTGAAAAAGAACAAGGTAAAATTTGTGTTTTATTTTTGATGGAAATGTCTTCATTAAATGAAGAAGGTTTACTGACTGAAAATTTCATTGATACTTTGAAAAATATTTTTGGTTCGGCGTTTTGGGCTGTACCTGAAGCATTCACCGAAAAAGCATTGAATTCTTTGTTAGGTTCTTTAGGATTTCCTGACAATTCAATAAGGAAATTCTTAGTTTCATTTTTTGCGACCAATCCGTCAGAACTATTAAATTCATTTAAAGATTGTAAAATTTTAACAAAACATATTGTTAGAGCAATTGGGGAGACTTTAATAATGAATCTCAAACAAAGTGCAGGTGTGGGTGGAACTGGTATGGATATAGTTAGAAATGCACTTCAAAATGAACTTCAAAACTTAAAATTTATACAAAATTTAGAAAAAACTTTATCAGTTTCTGTTTGTGAAGTTTTTGAAAAATATAGTGGAAATGCTAAAGAGGTGTTGGATAAATTGAAACCGGCACTTTCTACGGCAACTAAATAGAAAACAAAAAAAAGGGGGTGTTCTAAAATCTAAAAAGAAGGGGTTAACCCTTCTTTTTTGTTTTAACAATCTCATCGATGATTCCATATTCTAAAGCTTGTTGCGAATCCAACCACAAGTCTCTAGTTGCATCCTGTTTTACTTGTTCGGCATCTTTACCACAATACTCACCCAAAAGTGTGAAAAGAATATCGTTTAGTTTGTGCCATTCTTTCATACTGATTTCAGCATCTTGAATGTTGCCACCAAAACCACCTGAAGATTGATGCAACATCGTCCTTGAAAATCTGAGTGAACTTCTTTTCCCTTTCGTACCCGCTCCTAATAAAATTGAGCCCATCGACGCAGCCATACCTGTATTAACTGTAATAATATCACAAGAGACATAATTCATAACGTCAACCATAGATAATCCAGATTTAACTGAACCACCAGGTGAATCAATGTGCATAGTTATGTCAGTCTTTTCTGTGTTGTCTAAGAACATTAACTGAGCTTGTACAATTGTTGACATTCTGTCATCAACACCACCCGCAACCCATATAATTCTATCTCTCATCAATCTTGAGAAGATATCAATTTGAGTTGCCCTCATTTCTCTTTCTTCCAAGATATAGGGGGTCATAGATGATTGAATTTGTTGTCCAAAATAATGTAGGTCCAAAGAACCTTTTCCTAAATGTTTTGTGTAGTAAGATGAAAATTCTTTTCCAATATCCATAGTAATTTATTTGACACAAAAATATAAAATATTTGTTACAAACCCAAAATATCGTCAACAATCTTTTATTGTTTCGAAACCAAAAAGTTATTCAAAACCAAATAGTCCAAATTCCTTTTCAAGAAAGTATTGATTGCGTTGGATGGTGTTTCAACTATTGGTTCGTCAGGACCATTGAAACTCGTATTCAATAAAACAGGAATTCCGGTTGTCATATAAAAAGATGTAAGTAAACTATAAAATTTGAAGTTACTATTTTCAGTAACACTTTGAAATCTAGATGTTCCATCAATATGAACGACGGAAGGGATTTTTTCTTTCCAATCATCTAAAACCTTAGCAGTTACTAGCATGTAGGGTGAGAAAAAGTTTGTATCAAAAATCTTCTTTTGATGTTCATAAATTACCGCAGGAGCAAATGGTCGATACCACTCTCTAAATTTTACTTCAGAGTTAATGTAATTACTTATCCATTTTGAAGTTGGATTTGCTATTATAGAACGATTTCCTAATGCTCTTGGACCTATTTCAGAACCATCTTGAAACCAACCTATCACCTTATTTTCTGATAATAATTCTGAAACTTCAAAACATAAAGTTGGAAAACTTTCAAACTCTTGAACATTTAAATTAGGAACTTCGTTCAAAGCTGAAATGATTTCGTTTCTATCATACTTTTTACCTAAGTAGGGACTAAGGAATGTATACTGTCTTACAAAAGCTATTTTTTGATATGCGAACCAAGCACAACCCAACGGGATACCGCTGTCATCGGAAGGTGGTACAAAATAACATTCATCAAATAACCCTGAATCTAAGATAAGTCTGTTAGAATTACAATTGAGAAAAGACCCACCAGCAGTGCATACATTTTTCGATGATGTTAAATTCTTCGCAATTCTTGATAATATGACAGATGCTTGCTCCTGTTCTCTTTGATAAAGTCCTGCGACATCGGATTTAGATTGGAAATCTGAATTCCATATCACGTTCGGAAGAATTCTTATATTTGGTATATTAATGTCATTTTCTAATTCTTGTACAAGATTTGGAATTTCCTCTAATTTTTTTTGATTAGCGTATGAAGCCATACCCATAAGTTTTCCCGCACTCCAACTATGAGTTGTTTGTTCGTAAACTAATTGTAAGGAACCCTCAGAATATCTAGCACCCAAAGATGTACATTCCTCTTCTTCAGTATCCCAAAGATGTGGTATTTTTATCCATTTTTTAAAAACCTCTGAGTAAGAATCTCTTTTGAAATGGTAAATTGAAATACCTTCGGCTATTTGTCTTCCTTCTGGTAAATCGGATGTATCTAAATCATAAAACTGAGACAGTTTTGTTCTGGAGTTATAAATACTTCCAGAGGCGTCTGCAACAATTACCGCTGCCTCGTCAAAGTTCGAACTGAAGAAGCTAGAATACGCATGTGCGAGATGGTGAGGAACAAAAAGTAGTTTATCACCCAAACTATAACCTAAAATTGAGGTCATTTTTTCATCAACATCGTCAACCTCTTCTGTTGTACTATATGCCCATAAATTTATGTCTGAGAATTTAAGTCCAAAATGATTCAAACAATATTGAATAGATTCAATAGGTATTTGTCCTCCCATGTATCCACCATCGTGTTTAACTCGACTAAGTCTTTCTTGAGTTATACCTATTATAACTTCTCCGTCAACAATCAGAACAGCCCCTCTGTCGTGACCTACGCTGAACCCAATTATTTTCATAATTAAATTTTAACTAAAGTTCCTTCGTTTATATCATCTTGAGTTCCGGTAATTTGTATTGTACCATCTTTTTTATAAACAACAAGTTTATTCCAATCCTTAAATGTTGTGGTGTTGGCGGGTATTTCTAAAACAATTCCGTTATTGTCTTCGAAGATTAATTCAAGAGTTTTTGATAATACTATGGAAATATCAAATACCTTTTGTGCGTTTTCTAAATTTAAATCTAAACTCATGGATTATTTTTTGTTACAAAAATAGTTTTAATCGTTAAGAAAATAAAGTTTTTTGAAAATCATTCCAAACATTTAATAGTACATAATTGTCATTCATGATTGTTGGGACATAAGGAGTATGCTTCATTTTCATTTTAGCTTCTTCGGGAGTTCTGTTTGCTTTTTTTAAATTACATTTAAAACAAGATGTTACCAAATTTTCCCAAGAGTTCGAACCCCCTTTAGACTTAGGTATTACATGGTCAATAGTTAATGTTTTTTTTGAACCACAATAAACACATTCATAATTGTCCCTTTTATATATTCTACTTCTATTTGCTCTGTATGTTCTTTTGTGAAATGCTATGAAGCTTAGAAGTCTGATTATTAAAGGTCTTGCAAAGTTTTTTACTCCACAGATAATATCTTTTACATCAGATTTTATAATTTCTGCCTTACCTTTATATACAAGATTGAAACCTCTTTTTATGGAGGTAACATTTAAAGGGCTGTAATCATAATTTAGTACCAATACTTCCTCCATTAGAATCTTTTGTTTTAAACATATTAAAATAATACGTTGGAAAAAAGACTTATAAAATAAATACTCGAGTTTTTTGACGGAAATGATTTAAATTATATATTTGTAATATCGGACCTGTAGCTCAGACGGTTAGAGCAGGAAACTCATAATTTCAAGGTCGTTGGTTCGATTCCGACCAGGTCCACAAAAAATAAAAATATGTCGTATATAGAAAAATACAAGGTTGTTTGGCTCATGCCACAAAGGGCTTGTACAAGGTCTAGTGTGTCTCTTTTAAAACATTGTGATAGTTTTGTAAATAGAGGGCATGAGCTATCAATTCCTGAAGATAAGTTAGACTATACTTTGGTCTTCAACATCAGAAATCCTTTACCAAGAATAGTTTCAATTTATTGGTTATCGTGTTTACACAATCGAGATTTCTACAGAAACTTTGAAGAATGGTTATATGAACATGAGTATTGGGAAGAGGATTATCAACTCCATCTTCCATTATATTTGGAAGTATTACCCAAAAAACCAGATTACTTTGTTAGGACTGAATTTTATAATGAAGACCTAATGAATATAAAACCGTTGAAAGAATTTTTTATTTCTTTGGGTAATGGTTATCATGAACAAGTTATCGAAAATCAATATATAAATGAGTTCAAAGATAAAACTGATAAGGTAAGATTGCCTTGGTATACTGAATATAATCAAAAAACGGCAGATTTTGTTTACGAAATCTGTAAACCACAATTCGAAATGTTTGGTTATAATAAAAACTTTTGGAAAGATGGCACACCCTAATTTACATGCAAAGTCTTCGGCAAAAAAATTTGGAGGAAAACCTGAAGATTATATTCATTTACACGAATGGTTAGACGAGACAAAATCTTGGTATGGTGACTCTCTACATAGAATGTTTAGACATCATAGTGAAGGTATTTTCGAAATGGAACAGAAGTTTGGAACTGAGTTTAAAAATTCAGATGGAAAAACAGTTTACACAAGATACGTAGGTGAACAACATGTTTCAGAAGATTGTTATGGATATATCCCAAGTGCAAAGGAGTGGGTATTGAATATGAAAGAAGGTAATAGACCACAGTGGATGATACGAACGAAAAAATTAGAATTCGAAGATTGATATTTATAATTAAAAGTTATGGAATTATTCACATCAGAAGATAAAAAAACCCTAAGAATTGCATCACGATATTTACAATCACTCGGAATTTCATCGGGGTTAGTAGAATTTAATTTCTATGATGGGTCAGACGATGTTGACTTAGATAAAGAAATTCCTTTCGGACAACATGAAAAGAATTTTAGTAATCATCATAACATAGAAGTTCCTGAACCTCTCTACCCTATTATTGATAAAATTTTAATCTATTGTAACGATAAAATGACGTTCAAAAATGTTTATGTCGACTATTTGAATTATGTCACGTTATCGATAGATATTGATGTTGATATGAAGATGGTATCTGCAACCAAATACTGTGGATATACTGATTCTGGCAGTGAAGATGGAACCACATGGGATTCACAAGAAGATGAAGAGGTTAAAAAATTACTTGAAATGCTTTCAGAAGAAAGTGAAGATTCGAGTTTATTAGTGTTAAGATATAATGGTGGTGGCGATAGTGGATATATTGAGGACAATTTTGAAAATCAATTAGATGTTCCGGCATCAGTTGAAGATTGGTGTTACCAACAATTAGAAAACAATCATGGTGGTTGGGAAATAAATGAAGGCTCTTCAGGATATTTTGAGTTTGACCTAAAAAATGGTTTAATTTATTTGTACCATACAATGAACGAAGAATTTAATGTTAGTGACACTATTTTTGAAGAAAGTTTTGCAAAATAAAATACTTTTCTTATCTTTGTAATCAATTAAATACCTTGGTGGTGGAATAGGTAGACACGCAGGACTTAAAATCCTGTGAACCGAAAAAGTTCGTGCGGGTTCGATTCCCGCCTGAGGTACAATTGATTTTTTATATTTTTTTACTATTTATTATAATATGAACAACAATTTTAGACATAATACTAACGTAGAACAACAAAATACTTGTTGGTGTCATCATATGCTCAAGTGTAGTTCAAATCAAGTTAGTTAAGTTCCTGAAGACTTATATACACGACCCCGAACTACAGAAATGTATTCGGGGTTTTTTATTTTTGGTTCTTCGAGATATAGTTCGTAAATTTGTGACATGAAAGCAATATTAGAATTTAATTTACCTGAAGACAACCAAGACTTCCAACTTGCCTCAAACGCAATGAAATTTTGGTCTGTGTTGTATGAGTTGGACCAAGACCTCAGAGCAAAAACTAAGTATGCGCCTGACAGTTTACCACAAGACAAGTATGATGTATATGAGGAAGTTAGGGAAATGTTACACGAACTTATGAGAAATGAAAATATTAGTTTAGATATGGTCTCATAGGTTTATATAAATGGTCGGGTGGCCGAGTGGTTAGGCTGAAGTCTGCAAAACTTCCTACCCCAGTTCGAACCTGGGTCCGACCTCAGTAATACGTGCGTAGCTCAATTGGTAGAGTACTAGTCTCCAAAACTAGGAGTTTCAGGTTCGAGTCCTGACGTGCGTGCATAGGTTGATTGGGGAATGAATACATAATAACCTGATGATGGGTGGAAGTTGTATTTCGGAGTTGAAATCATCATAGTAACGCCAATCGTAAAAGGAGTTGTCCACTCGACCATCTTCTCCTTTCCTTAACGTCTCCTTAGCTCAGTGGTAGAGCATCTCGCTGTTAACGAGAGGGTCCAAGGTTCGAAACCTTGAGGGGACGCAAAAACTAAAATATTATGAAAATCTTATTTACAAAAATCAAAAAGAAATTTGTGGACTTTTACAATTTTCTCAAGTTTGTTGAAAAGAAAAGACTCGAACTCATGGAAAGAGCAACATGGGGAAAATTCTAAATTTTTATGAGAAAAAAACGATTATTATTCAAATTATTACTATTTTGTTCGGTTTATAATTTGTTATCTTGTAATGTATCTAATCCCAAAGTTATAGGTTCAAGTAATCTATTCAGGGAAGTTAATTTCAGTGGATGTGAATACTATCAAATCGAATATGGTATCGGTGAAGGGAGTGTTTACAGATTAATACATAAAGATAGTTGTAAAAATCATCATAAATGATAAAAATCCGGCAATACAAATAAGTTCAAAATATGACCTTATAGTATAACGGATAGTATGTCTCACTTCGAATGAGCCGGTTTAGGTTCGAATCCTAATGGGGTCACTCTAAAAAAATGGAAATGGATAATCTTAACTTAGAAAATTTTGATTGGGGAAATTCTTCGGAATGGTACAAGTCATTTATCGGGGATGAAATTTTTAATCAAAGGATTTACGAAAAATTTTTCACTGTAGATGAAGGGGATATTGTTATGGACGTTGGTGCCAGCACAGGAATTTTTACATATTCTATTTTGAACAATAAACCCAAACATGTCTTTTGTGTCGAACCTAGTTTTGACCAATTCCCTACCCTGAACAAAAACACTATAACAGGAAATGTTACATGTATTAATAAAGCAATTTCAAGTAACGTTGGGGTAAGTGATAAAATTGAGGCCTATAATGATAAAGAATTACAACACTACACAATTACATTCAAAAAGTTTTTAGAAAACTATAATGTTCAAAAAATAGATTTTATAAAAACAGACTGTGAAGGAGGTGAATACGATATTTTTAACGTTGAAAATCTTATATGGATTAAAGAAAACGTTAGAAAAGTTGCAGGTGAATTTCATTTGGGACAATTCAACGGGGTTGACCTCACAAGTCGATTCAAGGTTTTTAGAGATGTTTATTTAAGAGTATTCGATAACTTTCAGGTTCTTTCCGTAGATGGTGTTGATATTAAATGGGATTTATGGTCAGATAAATTCACAAACTATTACAAACAGGTTTTAATTTATATAGATAATCGATAAAATATTTGATTCACATTTTTTTTCAAATTATAATTATAAATGTTAGCAGGGTGGTTCGTTTAGCGGTAAGACAATTGACTCCGACTCAGTTAAGGTAGGTTCGACTCCTACACCATCCACAGAACTTATTGTTCATTGAAATAAAAACGTTTCTGATACTTCGTGTTATAAATGTAATTATATTTGTAACATGACGTATACTCCTCCCATTGGGGGGTAGACTCTCGCTAGAGTTGTTGTCTTGATGGTGACAGCTCAGAATCACGAGTCGGAGTAACCGTATTAGAAATAATTTTATAATTAAAATCAAATATTATGTTATTACAAATTGTTAAAATGTCAGATGAAGTGACAGTTAGTTCGCTTCCACACCCAATCTCAATGTTCTTTTTAGGTATCTTTGCTATTACCATCATCTTCATGTGGATTGAGGTAAATCGAGGTACTAAAAGAAAGGATAAACTTTTGTCAGATATGGAAAGTTTGAAAAAAGATTATTCCGACTACAAATCAGAAATGAGTCACAAGTTTACAGAATTATCAAAAAAAATTGACTCTAGAGTAGACAAAGCTGTTGTAAGTTTAAAAAAACAGGGTAAAGTCACCAACGAATAAAAAAACTCAGACAATGTCTGAGTTTTTTCAATTTGTTCCAAAAAGATTACTTCTTTTTTTCAACAATTGACCATACAGTACCTACAAGTCCTAAAACTCCACCGAGTACTTCTTGAACCATGGCATCATCAATCAATCCTTTTACAACTAGAATACCACCCGCAAAAGTGATTACGTGTCTAACAATACCTAATACTTGTTCTTTAGTCATTTTTGTTTTATTTAAAAGTTTATGCCTAATTATAAATATCTAAATTAGTCAAAGATGTTAAGTATTGCTATTGAGTTATGCAAGAATGCACTTGAGTTTGTCAACACAAACAAGAAAACAAAAAACGAACTTAAATTGAGAATTTCAATTCTTTTAGAAGAAATTTCCAAATTGTTAGAAGATACCGCAATCAAATTAGAAAAAGACGAATATCCTCATTTCAATTGTGCACTTTTGGAAAAAATGACTAACCATTTACATTTTCATTTGATAGAACATGTCCCTCAAGAAGAAGTAGATGAATTGAGACGAATTCTAATAGAATCTACACAAGTGGAGAAAGAATTTGCCATGAGGCATGAGCCAAGCACAATACCCAACCTTAAAACTGCTGCTGGCGAGTTCAAAGCAATGTCTTTATTAATGAAAATATAAAATATTTTATAAACCCAACTTGACGATAAAAAAAATATTAGTTACATTTAATATTAGAAAATAAACAAAAAAAACAATTTATGAAAAAGCTAGTCTTAATTCTTTCTGTTTTCGCTCTTGCATCTTGCGGTGGCTCATCTACATCTTCTGAAGCTGTTGTTGACTCTACTGTAGTTGATTCTGTTGTTGTAGATACAACCTCTGTTGTTGATACTACAACGACTGTGGTTGACCCTGTTTCATCTGGTGGCGGTAGCCAAGACGGTAGTATCATCAAATAATGATACAACAAAAAACCCATCTTTCCGATGGGTTTTTTTTATAATATTCTTTTTATTCTTTCTATTTGTTCTCTCAATTTTTTCGAATATGTAGGAGACCCTTGAGCCATCCAATCGTCTGGTTGTGTTTTTTCAGTAGGAGATGACCATCTTTTTTGTTTCAAGTTACCAGTTTCATCGTATTGGTCTTCAAACCATTTTACAGGAGTTGTAAGTATATTACCTAATATCCTACCCCAAGAAGTATTATAATAAAGTTTAGGTTCTGATTTAATTCCCTTAGAAGCCAGTTTCTCACTTTTAGTAATTTCCTTTTTTATGTAATTGTCAATATAAACTCTCGAACCAGATTCATCAAACAGAGAAATTCTAACATCAGTATCTGTTTTTCCTAATATATCTCCTTTTGATACTTTATTACCGTTTCTGACACTCGGTTTACTGATTCCACAATATTCAAGGATAAAGATATCTCCATCCATTTCATGAGATATTGATATTTGATTTATACATGAAGGGTTAAATTTTCCCCTTGTAATCGAACCATCAACTGGACTTTTGATTTTTTCATTTTTTTCTTTTGGTAAAGTAATAGAGCCATATCTCGATTGCTGTGATTTACCGAAGTCACCATAAACTTTTTCTTCTTTTATTTCATTTTCGAATTTCATATTTACGGAGCTAGATAGTAAATCTGCCAATTCTTTGTTTCCAAAGAATATTTTTGAACTTGATTTTTGAGTACCGGTAGAGTTTAAGGCATTTATACCCGAAGAATAATCAACTTCACCCTCAATTGAATCTTCGTCTGAAGTTGTAGATGAATCCGAATTTATTGAACTATCGTATGTGATGTCTGCAGCATTAAACTTTTCCATATAATGAGCAGGGTCAACTTTTTGACCATTTTTTTTCAATGTAAAATGTAAATGTGGTCCTGATGACCTCCCTTTACCAAAATCATTCGCACCCCCTCCACTTAATCCAACAACATCACCTCTATTGACTAAATCCCCTACTTTCACCTTTATTTGTTTCATATGACAGAATCTTGACCAAAATCCATCACTGTACTCAATATCTATTGTACCGCCACAAGGATGTCGATTTGAATGAACACCGACTACCTTACCTGACAACGGTGATTTTACGGGAGTTCCTGATGGTATAGGTATATCTGTACCTGGATGAATGTATCCACCTTTTCTTACTTGTGAAAAATTACCTTTAAATCCTGGTTTGATTGGTACAGGTGCCATCATTGTAACTTCATTTATTGATTTCATTTCTTCAGTTGATTCTAATTTATATTTGTCACCCAAAACTAAATTGGCAAATGATTTATTTCCGTAGTATATGTCACTATCAGTAGATGCAGAACTACTTCCTGTTCCACCAGTCGTTGTTCCTGAACCCTTTTTTAATATTACATTACAATAAGCATCCACTAATTTCTTGATATCTCCATTTTCTAATGCAAGGTGAACATGAGCTGGCCAGTTAGGGTCATCGGTGGGTTTTCCAATTTTACCTAATAAATCTCCTTGGGATATTTTTTGTCCTTGTTTTACTTTTGGGCCTATAGAAGATAAATGTGTGTAATATATTTTATCCCCTTCGGTATTCATCTCGATAGAATAACCGTATTCTTTGGTTTCAGGATTGTGTTTTTTTTGTTCTACTCTTGTGATGACCCCGTTGTCTACCGCGTAGACACTAGTTCCTTCAGAACCCATAATGTCCCAAGCTCTATTTACCTGCCATGTTTTTGGATTAAATGATGCGTGTCCGTCAGGACCTCCACCCCATTTGCAACTGGCACCTCCGAAAATATGAACTTTTTTTTCTTCTTGTTCTTTGATAAGAGATTTTGTTTTCAAAATCTCAGAATAAATTTCACTGATGTTTAATAATATATTGTCCATTGACAATAAATACCAAAAATTTTAGAAAATCTTATCAGAGGAATACTCGATTTTCTTTTTGTATTTATCCCAAAGACTTTCATGGAGAAAATATAAAATTGGTTTAAGTAACAATTCACCTATTCCCAAAATGACCGCCCAATTGATTTCAAGTCCTAATATTAATGAAAGGACAACTGTGGTTAGAGAACCCACGATTCTATAACTGATAGTTTTATAGATTTGTATGTTGATATTTTTTCTACTCATTCGATAAAAAATAAACAATTCCTTTACTCCAATAATCTCCAAATGTACATTCTTCTCCTTTGTATTTGAATGATGAAACTAATTCTATCCCTTCTACTTCAGTAAAGTGTATTTCCAAAAACTCAGGTTCGAACTTTTCACCTTCAAACTCCAAAGTGAAAAAAGTTCCCTTGATATTATCGTTGACGTAAAGTTTATTCTTTTGGTAAATTTCGGTAGTAGAAGTTTGATTGGAAATAGTTTCAGAAAAAATTAATGAATTTATTTCATCAGAAAAAACCTCTGTCTCATTATCTTGTTGTGTGACTGTCAATCTTGAATTTTCAGGATGTGCACCAATATAGATTTCATCACTTTCTATGAGACTAAATGTGTCATCGAATTCTAAAATATCTGCAACATCTTCTAAAATACACTCATCGAGGTTGAGGTGATTCAATTTTTCCTTTTGTTCTGAAGAAATGTTGTGTGCATTAATTTCTGAACCTCTTCCATGAATGTCGATGGTGAATTTTGGCATGTTATTTTTTTATAAAGGTAAATAAAAAAGTGGTCAGGGACAAGTGGTAAAAACCTCGGAGTCGACTTCCTTTCACTGCTGCAGACAGTTACACTTGTATGACCACTACACGTTAAAAATAGATTATGTCACCAGATTCCCACTCTTCATGAGTTTCCTCTGTATTTGGGTCAAGTTCTACCTTGTATTCAAAAACATAAAACATATTATCTAACGGTTTGCTGAGCCACCTGCCGGACTCGAACCAGCGACCGGTAGTTTACAAAACTACAGCTCTACCTACTGAGCTAAGGGGGCGTTTTTATTAAGTATTTCGAAAATTCGATTTATTTATCTTTTCGATGGTGGTAAGACCATTTTTCCAGTCTTTCCAAACATCAAAATCTTTTAAATCCTCGAGAGTTTTTTCGTGAATCAACACAAACCCTTCAGGAGCTACTCCTACAAATTTACGAACTTCTCCTTCTCTTTCCAAAATTTCTTTGATATTAATTTTTTCCATCTTTTTTATTTATAAAATCTGCTGTCTTTAATGCTAAAAAAACGATAGTTCCCGCAATTAAAACTGTGGAACCAAGCCCAATTAACAGATAGAATATTTTATTTAGAATATCCAAAGATATCAAATTGTGGTTTAAAGAAATTATATATTTTTTCTTTTATGTCAGAAGATAATAAATATTCATCGTCTTGAGACTCAAAACTTGAGTTTACCTTTTTTTTACACATTTCCTCGAGAATTCCACATTCATTTAATTTAGAGTTTTTAATGAAAGGTATTTTTAGTAAATCATCGTAAATTGTTTCAGTCCTAATTAAAAAATCAGGTTTTCGATTGTTAAATTTATGTATATCATCAAAAAGTGTTTTGTTACAAAAAACATTCTGATTCAAGAAATGATTGAATCCTTCAATTTTATAATCATTATAAATCTGTGGTAATGTAGATTTGTAATATGAAAGAACCCTTTCATAAGGGTGTCTCATTGTGCAGATGAATAACATGTCTTGATGATTATGGGGTAGATTTGTTGAATGCCCAAAGTGAGATAAATCTGAGATTATTTTTTTATATTCATTTGTAGTTTGTGAAAAGAAAAATAAATCAAATTCGAAGTGTGACAATACCCAACTTACTAATGAAGATGCCGTTTTAATTGGTAACCAAACAAAAGTGTTATTCTTCTCAGAAATTACGTGATGAGACATATTACTTACCTTTGGAATCTTTTTCAGAAATTATAAGTTCACTATCACCAATTATACTATAAATCTCGGATTTGATTTCAGGTATAGTTTCCCAAACTATACTACGTTCAGAGTCAGGATTATACTCATCATCTACAAAGTAATTGACTATAGTTTCGGGTTCTAATGTAATAAATCCATGGGCTTTATTATTGTCAATCAAAACTGCAGAATTTTCGTCTACTTTTATGAAATCTACTTCCTTAGTCTTTAAGTCATATATGAAGTCTATAATTGAACCCTTAATAACTTTTACATATTTAGTTTGAGGATTGTTTTCCTGATAATGCATTCCTCTGAAGGTGAATTTATTCTGATTATAACTAATGGATGATTGTACCCATTTGATGTCCATTACATCAAGTCGGATGGGTGTATACGAACCCCTATTATCTTTAAACGTTGGTGATTTCAAAAGTTTCATAATCAATTGTTTGTTTGGAACATAAAAATACATATTTATATTCAATTAATCAAAGTTTTCTTTGAATAAACTTTTAATATCAATCTATGGAAGATGGAGAGAAACAGAACTTGGAGAAGCATATTTCTCGAAAACATATCTCAGGTATGTCTAATGTTGGCACTTTTCTTCAATCCGTTTGGGTTCGATGCCGTTCAGTATTCACTAATATTGTGGACAGGAAGTTTATGGAAAGCGAACTTCGTTTTGTATTGTATTGCGGCGTTATTTTTTGGGTTTTACTTCTACTTTCGAAAAAAATCTAAAGTGCTTTAAGGTTTCCTTCCTTAAATGCTTCGAAGTTTGGTCCTTTTACAAGTAAGAATTGATTACCAACTTTTCTGTAACCCAAAATACCGGCAAGTCTAGCAGAAGCAAAGAATGATGAAAACTGTCCTCTCCAATCTTTGGATGGTAAAAAAATGGCTTTACCCTTGAAAGCATAATACTTTTTCCCGTTTTCAATTTTTTTGTCGAGTTTCCCTATGTCAGTTAAAAAGTCCAGTTTGGTTCCGACTTTACCTGCATCTAACCAATCGGTCAATTTTTTAATAAATCCTTTATCTGCCCTTGCAAATGTGTATCCGTAATGAATTCTATCAGGTCTCCAAAATTTCTTGTCACCAACAACTAATCTTTGTAAAACAGGATTTTCTCCGACAAGTGTTCTTATTTTGTTTGCAATACTTCTGGCGAAGAAAGAATGTGTCTCACTAGCGTCTTCTTTTATCCAATATAAATCACTAATTTGCTCAGTTTCTAAACCTAAATCTCTAAAGTATTCGGTCGGGTCTAAATCTACCCCGTTAAATTCCACAACTGCACGATAGACATTACCATCACTTGGTTTATATTGTACCGTTATAAGTAGATTGTATTTATCAACTAAAAAATTATCATAACCATCTGATAATTCTATCTGAACAGTTCCCTCATAATGACCTTTCATATCAGGTATCGAATCAAATCCTTCAACAACTATAAAAATGTCTTTACCTGACTCTAAGTAGTTACGTAATGAATAAACAATTGGTTGGTTTATCTTAAATGCTTCTCGTAAGATTGATTCCCTATCAAACTTACTCATATCAGTTGAGTAGTCTTTATCGATGGTTTGCATCATTTCAGGAAATGCGTAATTTAAAACATCAACCTCTCTCGGATTCATATTATAGTCTGCGGAATCCCAATAAGTTTTATTACCTGAATTATTGAAATGAATTGCAATTTTGGAATAGTTAGAACCTGAACTTTTTTTCTTGTTGATTATGTAATATAATTTTTGTTTTCCTGTGCTATAGGTATCAAATCTATTATCTTGTTTTGCTGCGGTACACCATTTTGTATTAGAACCATATTTACATGATGCCTCTCGTGTTTTTGGAACAACTACTACAAAAGTGTCATCTTCGTAAATTTTATCTACCTGACCCTCTAATTCTTTTTCTTTTTCTTTTTGTTGAAGTGGGGTAACTGCATTTTGTAATTCGGTAAAAGTTTGATACTGATTAATATCTTTTTTTTCGAGTTGATTTTGATATTTGTCGAATAACTTAAGTTCGTCAATTATTGTTTCTACCCACCATGCAACGTCCATATTTTTAGGGTTAATAACTCTCAAAACAAAATCAGTGTATTTGTGATTGAAATCAACAAGGTCAGAAATATTCAAAATCCAATCTAATACTTCTTCGTCGTATTTGTCAGAATATTTTTTCTTCAAATCTTCCTTCCTGCCTTCCCTCAATAAAATTGACATGAATTTCATACTTTATAAATATACAAAGGGGAGAATATAAATCCTCCCCTTTTGAGTTTCCGAAGCTCCTGTAGTCCCGCGTGGAATCGAACCACGAATAGTTGCTTAGAAGGCGACTGTTATATCCATTTAACTACGAGACCATCATTTCATAACTAACTGAACGAAAACTATACAAAAACTTAAAAGTAGACAAATAATTGTTTTCAGTGTTAGGGTTTCTTTGAATAGGATGATTGATAACATACTAAAAACCATAATTCCGACAGCAAATCCTATCAGCCTACTCGGCCAAATTTCACCCCCAAAACCCTCGACTAAATAAGTTACAGATTTTATGTAAAGCCAACTTATAGGTATACTTAAAATTAAAATCAACCAAAGATATTTTTCATACCAATTATACTTTATTGCTCCTTGTAATTGCATGAAGGAACCAATTTGACCTAAAAACCCTAATAAAATTCCTATGAATAATTTTGTGAAATCCATCGTTCACAAAGATAATAAAAAAAATTTGAATTTTATAAATTATTAAATGTTTTCGACGGAAATTTTGTCATATCCTAAATCTTGAATATACTGCCTAACTCTATTTCTGAATTCGAATACTTTGAAAAGGCTATTATATCCGTAATCTTTGTAGATTATCTTCATAGTAGCTCCATTATCTTTGGGTTCAAATCGGATTGAATGTACATACCTACCTCCTTCCATTTCTCTTATATGTTTCTTTATTTCCTTATTCAAAACATTTTTAATCCACGATTCTTCGTTTTCTTTTATGATGTGTATTTTGAGATTCACTTTTCCGTGAACTGGGTTACCAAACTCAACCCCTAAATGTTGTTCGAATAGGTCTCGTAATTCTCTTTCAATATTATACGAATTTAAAGTACGAGACTTGGACTTCAAATAGGAAGGATAATCAACATAAAAATAAACATCAACATCGTAAGGTTTGTCTTCTTTGATTTCAGTTCTAACGAAATTAAATTCACTTAAATATATTTCGAGCAAAGCAGAAATATGTTTTGCATATTTTTTGGTAAACTTAGATTGGTTTCTTAGTGATGGTAATGAATGAATTCCTGATTGGACTAAGTATTTCCCAATTCTTGGTATCATTTGTCGGTAAAGGGAAACTTCATCACTACCAAAATATTTATCATACTTATCACCAAAAATTTGGTTCAAGAATTCCTGTCCGTAGGTTTTCAACAAATATGAAAAGGGATATTTTTCATATTCTTCCCCTAACCTATTTGCTGCCCATTTTCTAAATACATAAACGAAAGCATCAAAAAAATCGTTATCATCGTATTGGTTCAAGTCTGTCTCAACTTGTTCAACTATTGTTTTTAACATAGAAAAAAATTCAGATTCCTTTAATGTGAGTAATTTCATTGTAAAGATAAATATTTTGAATCACATAAAAAAAAATCCCCCGATTTCTCGGGGGATTCTCACTATAAAAATCCTAAGACCTTTTTCTTTTTGAGTGCGAGTCGACTTTCTCCGACCAACAAACCATTTTCGTATATTTGAACCTTATATACTCCATCAACAAAAACTTTTGACATTTCTACGTCAAATTCTGCTTTCTGAATTAGTCCTTGAGAATAGTCGAGTTGTTTTTTTCCTGTGAATAACTTTTGACCATTTTGTTTTGTACTCAACACTTCCGAAACACCATCAATTGAGATTTCTTTACCAAATGGATTTATCAAAACAAAATATATTGTTTTCTTTCCACTTGAAGAAATTCTATTCTCGTTAATAACAAATGAGAACTTTAACTTATGAATTTTCTCAGCAATATCAGTTTTTTTACCTTTAACATTGAAACCTTGAACACTTATATTAGATATGACTAAGGTACTTCCCAAATCGATGACATCGTCTGCTTTAGATTTTTCAACTCTTGTTGAATCTAAAACTTGAACCAACTGATTTTTATCCATTTGTAATGAAGTTTTTTCTTCAGTCAGTTTGATGTTGTTTTGTTTCAATACATCGTTTTCTTTCAAGTAATCGGTGATTTTTACGTTGAGTTCTGAGATTAAAACTTTGGCAGTTTGTAATTCCTTACCTGTCACCTTTTCCTTATATAAGATGTTCTTTATCTTACTTTTTAAAGATTTGATTTCTTTATCAGATTGGATGTTTGTGTTTGTCAACCCGTCGATTTTGATTTCCGCTTCTTCCAACTTAGATAATGTTTCAGAATGTTCTTTTTCCAAAGTGTCTTTTGATTCTTTGATTTCAACATACTGAATTTCTTTCTCTTTGATTATGGTTCTATTCGTATTACTTTGCCAAGTAATAAACGCGACCGAAATAATCAGTAAACCTGAAAGAATACCGATTAGTACTTTTTCATTAATTTTCATAAATGTGTATTAATTGTTTATTTATCTTCAGATTTCTTTTTGAAATCTGTAGCATCTTTTTTGAGTTCATAAAAATCTTTAATACCGTTATCGGTAATGAAGTCTTCTAAAGCTTTCATATTTTTGAACCCCAAGTGTTTTAATAATCCTTTTGTTGATTTTACCATCTCTATAAATTCTTCAACTCCGTTGGACTTTGAAGATAATTCGTTCAGGCGTTTATACTGTGCCTCAGTTACTATTATTTTCATAAAGATAAATATAATTTTGGAAATAAAAAACCCCCTCACAAGTGAAGGGGTCTGAGTGGAAATTTTTTTCTTAGCAATAAGCTCTGAGCAAATATCCGACAAGTGCTCCAACCCATACCATAATCGGAAACTCTTTTTTATTACCTCCCATAAGAGATAAGTGAGCAACGACTGCCCCACCCATAAAAGTAGAAATTAAAACAAGACCAATTACTGAAAAACCAGGAACCAAAAGCAAAGCCGCTCCCAACATTTCTCCAACACCTGTCTCCATTCTATAGTTTTCTAAATTCATGAATTTGAAATTCCCTTTGGATTCTTCAGTACCTCTAATTTTATCAAAAGCATTTTTTGCTAAGAATAAAGAGGTTGCAACTGAGACAACCCAACCGATAATACATAAAACTGTCATATTAAAAAATTTTATATAATTTAGTCATAACATCTTATAATGTCAAATAAAAAACCCCCACCGAAGTGAGGGTTCAATAATATATAACTTTTTTTACTTTTTGTTCTTTATAATTAATTCACCTAGAACCTCCAATCTACCTACTTCAGTTTGGAACTCTTTTTGTGTCATTTCGAGAGAGATTGATTTTAATGTCTTCTTGAATTCTTCAATCGATTCCTTTTCATTGAACTTACCTTCGCCAGCTTTCTTGTAATATGGTAGTTTCACCACAAAATGTTGGTAGGTAAGAATAGAAGGTCCACCCTTTTCTTTTGCCGTATTGGCAATCTTTTCTGCACCTGTGAATCTTTTTTTTGCGAATTCTTCTAAATTTAATCTTTTAAGTTGAGCTTCAGTTATGATAATTTTCATGTTATATAAATAGTTTTTTTATTAATTTTCTATGATAAAAATTTTATTTTTCGAGTTTATCATTTCAACCAATTTTGCATAGAAGACAGGTTGTTCTGTTGATTTGATGACGAAACTATCATGTTTGTAAGGATTATATGTAACCACTTCACCAAAAGGTTCTTCAGGTAAATTTTCACAAGGGTATTCACAATAATCCAACAAGGTCCCAATCACAAAAGCGTGAACATTCTTTTGTTTTTTTGTTCTAACCATTTCCTTTCCTCCAGTCCTAACCCTAAATTCAACATTTTTTAATTTAACATAATCTACGTGAGCCATAACAATTCCACGTATTGTAATTGAAAAGGTATGTTTGTGTAGGTTATAATAAACCATAACTTTTTCACCTATCAATGAATCAACAATTTTTTTTCTTTGTGATTCTGATATAATAATTTTCATAACAATAATTATTACAAACTTACAATCTTATATTACAAATTAGTAATAATAACGATGAAATTACTACTGACCAAATTATATCTCTTTCAAAATTAAATTTCTTCCCCGTGTTCCAATTTAATAGTAGTTCTATTATTTTCATATTTTTTAAGTTCTATTTGTCCATTATTGTCAACAACAAGAGCGGTCATGTTTTCAACCCAATCTCCTGAATTTAAATATCTTTTATTATTAATTACTCTATCGGAGGGCTGATGAATGTGACCGCAAATAACACCCTCGCAACCAGCTTTCTCTGCCATCAGGATGGCGGTGGTTTCGAAATCATTTACATAAAGGGTTGCCGTTTTCACACCCTCCTTTATCTTTTGTGAAATAGATTGGTAAGACAGACCTCTCCATGTTCTGTATTTGTTGTACACTCTATTTAACCAGAGAGCAAAATCATAACCTATTGCACCTATTTTGGATAACCACTTATATTTTGTAATAAAAATATCAATAACATCTCCGTGAAAGACATAAAAATATCTATCGATAAATAAATCATTTGTTTTCCATTCCTGAGTTTTCAGAATATAATTTTCTTTGAATTGAATATTACCAAAAGAACCTCCTATAAACTCAGTCAGAAATTCATCGTGATTACCCCTTATCCAAATTATGTTAGTATCATTAGACATAGTCAATAACTTGGATATTACTTTGGTATGTTTCTTTTTCCATTTTGAACCTCGATTCAAAGCCCACCCATCAACAATGTCTCCGTTCAATATCAAAGTATGACAAGGATGATTTTCCAAAAAATCTAAAAACTCATTGCATTTACTATTTTTGGTTCCCAAATGTAAATCTGAAACTATTACATATTGATATTTTTTCATTTCCAATAGTTGTGATGATGTTGAAAAAACTTTGGATTGTTGGAGTTCAAAACGGACAATATCATCATTTTTGTCATATAGAAAAGTCCTTTCTTTTTGAACCTCCTGTCTGTTGTATATATTTTTGTATCTACAATGCCAAAATCTTTATAGTTTATTTTATTACTCAATGCATAGTCTTCGGCAAATAAATAATTTGGGTCGAATCCCCCTAACTCCAAAAAGATTCCTCTATCAAAAAGCATAAACCCCCCAACCGCACAAACTGAATGATGTAAAAACCAATTTCTAAAAAACTCGAAGATAGGGAATACGTAAAAATATTTTCCTTGAGTTCTAAATTTAGTAGTAACTAAAGATAAGGAGTTTTCAACTATAAAAGATAAAGATTTTTCTATAGTGTTAATGTCTGTTAGGAACATATCCGCATCTAAAAACAAAATATATGGTGTTTCAGAAATTAGAGCCCCATTATTTCTTGCTTTTGACGGAAATCCCCCTTCAATAATTTCAACCTTTAAGTTGTCAAATTTTTTATTTGAAATTAAGTTTCTTGTATTGTCGTCCGAACTATCTGAAATAATAATTCTGGTCCCACGAATATTCTTTTGTTTATTCAATAATCCAAGAGTTAATAAAATAAGTTCCTCCTCATTTTTGCACGGGATTACTATTGTTAATAATTCTTTGATTTTCATAACAATAAATAGAATATTTTATAGACCCCCACTTTAAGAAATTATTAAATAAAAAACCCCCACCGAAGTGAGGGTTTGTTTCATTTATTTTCCTTTTGTTGGAAACCTTGTCCATTTGGATATCCAAAGTGGAGTTGCAAGTTCAGGTATTACTGAAGTAATTTCTGAATTGCCTTTTGATAATGATAATGTTTTTAATTGGTCGTTTGTAAGTATTGTTGTTGCTTTACTAATAAAGTTAAGTGTTGGATTGAAAGTCCCCACTGAGTTATTTTCGAATACTGAAACTCCATCCTTAACGAATTGTGCAGTTTCATTACTCTCTAAACTTAAACCACCTTTCATCCAACCCCAAATCACACTATTTTTCATTGTGAATTGTGTTGCTCTTCTGAATCTTAAACCCAAGTTGTGATTCGGAAGTGATGTTGCGTCGTTTGGACCAACCAAAATCATGTTAAGAAGTTTTGGATGAGTGAATGGTTGAGCCAATGAACCTACACCATCATTATCACACTCTACTCCATTACCTGTGTCACCATTATCTACAAATTGTGGGTCTCTTTTTGCCACACCATTTGTGATTGTTCCTGTGTATCCAAAGTCAAAATCAAAATCATCATCCGCAGTTGCAAATGCATAAAGGTATTTTGGAGATACTGTTCCACCGAAGAACTCAAACGCATCATCGTTAGCGTAAACTGTTTGAACATATTCTATTACAGTTCCACTACCAACTCCACCCAATGTTAATGCGTTGATTTCTGAGTTAGGAAGTGCGGCAATACCTGCGTACTCAATTCTTACATACTTCAGAATACCACTGTTGTCAGCATCATTAGTTCCACCGAAAGGTCTACCAATGCCACCTTCGATTGTTGGTTCAGAACTTCTGTTAGTTTTAGCTCTTCCCAAAATTACAATTCCACCCCAATCACCAGGTGCTTTTTCACCAGCGTTTTTACCTGAAGTAAAAATGATTGGTTTTTCAGGAGTTCCCTCTGCAATAATTTGAGCACCTCTTTCTATACAAAGTGCACCTTTTTCAGCAACATCAGATATAATTGTTGTTCCTGGTTGGATAATTAACTTTGCTCCGTCTGTAACATATACGTACCCTTTTAAGGTCCATACTTTGTCAGATGTTAAAGTTGTTGTTTGATTGATGTTACCCGTCAAGGTAGTCTGAGAGGGTACGTTAATTGGTGGTGTTCCACCTCCTAATTCTTTTTTACAACTTAATAAGATTGTTGAGAACAGGACAGCTGTTAGAAGTTTTTTCATAAATTTAAGTTTAGCGAAACCGAGAGAGTTTGTTCGTTATTTGTTTTAATTAACTCTCTGTTGTTTATTTTTTGATAGTATACCGTTGGTTGAGCTAATATGTCACCAACCGCGATTTTAAGTTCACCGTTTTTAATTTTTAATAGGTAAACAATGTCTATTACGTCTCTTGAGTTTTCGAATATATCTGCATAACCCTGAAATCCTACTGCAGAAATTCTATCACCCACTCTGTTATATGAAATGTTAAATGTATTATTTCCTTTATGGAAATTCAAACCACCATTAACCACGTAGTTTGATTGTCCTTGTAATTGTCTTCCCACCCCATTAACTTCAACATGTGAGTTTGATATTGTAGAATTTGTATAAACATCTAACCATTTGTTAATTTGTTTTCTAAGTTCAAATTCAATACCATAAACATTTGCTCTGTCAGGATTTGTGAAAGTTAAAAGAAGATTGGATGGTACTGAACCATCTGCCACTATTTGTTCTATTGGTCTTACAAAGTTCTTACCGAATAGAGCGACTGATACATTCTCACCTGATTTTGGATAGTATTCCCACTTAAGGTCTAAATTATAGATGTCAGTCTTTTCTAAATTTGTATTACCTAAGAGTTGTGCATTTCTTACGAAATCGTAATATGCAAAATTAGCAACTTCTCTAAACTCAGGTCTTGAAAGTGTTTTGGAAAATGAAGTTCTGAATTTTGTTTTCTCTAAATTATATGAAAGGTTGATAGAAGGTAAGAAGTCCAAATACTCTCTATTCACCTGAACCTGTTGTCCGCTGAAATCTGATGTTTCGACATTGAATAAATTATATTCAGTTCTAAGTCCACCATTTACCTTGAGTTTTCCAAGTGTTTTATCGTATTGAACATATCCAGCACCCAAATCAAAATCGGCACCATATTTGTCAGTGTTATTTGTTATTTCATTTAACATATCTTCAGCATCATATCTGAAAATTCTTGCTTTAAAATTTCTTAATTTTTTCAAATAAGATACACCAACCTTGAAATCGTTTATCTCCTTATTTAACGAACCATTGAATGAATTCTCGTCCATTACAGACCAAAACCTGTATGTGTCTCTCCAAGCGGTTGTATACTCTGTATTCGTCCCTAATGACTTTGCAATAGGGTTGACTCTATAGTCAGGCTGGTCTCTAATCATCAAGTTCCAACCAACATTAAAATCTAAAGTTTTTATCTTACCATCAAATTGTGAATTTACAATTGTCTTAACAATATTATTAGAAGAATTACTTCTAACATCTTGTACGTTATCATAATTCTCACCATTTCTTGTCAGATAAGAATTTTCAATTTGGTGATTAAATAATGTTTTCCAAGAATATTTGTTTTGACCTAAATAAGTTAGGTTCATTAACCCATTAACCAAAAATACTTTTGTAAATGACGTGTCTTTATATTTGTAAGCCAATTCAGTAGATGATTGATAATCTTGTCTGTCAATAAAATTTAGAGAAAATGAATTTCTTGCATTTGCCGACATTAACAAATTCCATTTATCTTTTTTATAACCAAAAGACAAATTACCATTTAGGTTAGGAAATGAATTTGTTGTTTTAGAGTTAGGAGACCCTATTAGTTTAGTAAACGCTCTTCTATCACCATTTGAAGAAACTCTAAAATCGTATGTGGACGGAAAGTTCATGGGAAACGGAATATATTCCACCGAGCTGAATTTTTGGAATGTGGAAACGGTCCCGTAACCCGAACCCATTCCTATCGTAAAAAAATTTTTCGATACATCTTTAGTGTTCACCTGAATTATACCACCACCAAAATCGCCAGGTAATGATGCGATTGCTGATTTTGAAACAATAATATTATCTATTAAGTTAGATGGGATAATATCAAATGAAAATGCTCTTCTGTCAGGTTCAGTTGAAGGAAGAAGAGTTTTATTAAGTATTGCTGAATTATACCTATCTGATAATCCTCTAACCAAAACAAACTTGTCGTTTTGAATTGTTACTCCATTTACTCTTTTGAGGGCATCTCCGACAGTTCTATCAGGAGTTTTTTTGATAAACTCTACTGAAAGTCCATCAGAAACGACTGAACTGTTTCTTACAATATTGATTACTGCAATGTTGGTTTCTTTCTTAGTTGTACTTTTAATTTTAACTTCATCTAACTTTTGATTGAACAATGTGTCTTGGGAAAAACTGAATATTGGTAAAACCAATAATAAAAATAAATTTCTTAACATAATTTTTTGTTGAAACCAATAATTAGAAAATTAAAGTTAAATGACCTCATTTTTTGTGTTAAGTTTGGGCTAACAAAAAACCCCGAGACTATTTGTCAACGGGGTTTTAAGTTTTCCAAACTCATTTTTTAAAACTGTTGGTGGAGAAGGAGGGACTCGAACCCTCGTCTTGCAATAGCAACCACAAATGACTACATGTTTATTTGATTAGTTCTCAATCAACAAATAGATAGTTCTTATTTTTCCATTAGAACTAACAACTGTGGTCGGTTCCTATTAAGTTGGCTTGAACCGAAAACACCACCAAACAAATTTCCTGAACTGAATCACGCGGTATTTGTTAGACCTCATGGACTTCTGTTCCTAGGTGTATGTCCTTACCGACCCGAGTGTTGTTCTCTACGATTACGCAGCAACAACAGACGCTTCTCTCATCAAACCGAGAGCAGACATCTTAGCAAAAGTATTGCCATTTGTTTTTTAAATCAGTTTTTACGGAGTTAATTCAGCTCCGACATGCCACTTGTACCTACATATTGCAGTCGATTCCATGTCTTCCCCATATTTTCAAAGAACCTTACAAAGGTAAGAATAAATATATTATTCACCAAACAAAAATATTTATATCATTATGAGTATGGAAGACCAAATTAAAGTGATATTGGACGAGGATGATTTAACAATTGTTAGACCTTTAACCATGGACGCACTCTGTCATTATGATAAAAACCATTATTTTTGTGGAAACCGTTATATGTCCGAAAGGTTCAATGATAAAGGTACAGTAACATACATTTTCATAGATAAAATCAATGGTAGAGTAGAGTCATTTAGAAGACTAATCAATAACGATATTTTAGATTCTAACGAGAATGAAGTTTCATTAGATGATGTTCAGAAAAATTTGAAAGACTATTTTGGAGTAGACGAACAAATGACCAAAAAACTTTTAGGGTCGAACTTTTTCAATCAACTTAGAAGTTTCATGAGAGGTGAAATTACTGCAAGGACGTTAGAAAATGCTGACTCTTTAATACTTCGTGTGGTAAACAACGATGATGAAGAACCAAAAATCTCTTTGGACTTTAATGACTTCGATGAATTTTTAGAAAAAATCGGGTTGGGTGAGGATGACGTTTCTTTTTACAATTGGGTATCCAGTCGTAGGTGGGAATTTAGAACTTATGATTCAGACTACGAGGATATGAAAGAAGGTTATGGCCCATTCTGGCATTTTGATGAAGAAAATGAAAAAAAATTAGAATACATTTCTTCTTTCTTGATGCCCAATATTAAATATGAAAAGTCAGAAGGGTATTTTCGACAAATTTTCAGAATATTATATGATGAGTTTGCTAGATACATGGATGACATTATATCTGTGTGGACAGATGCGGTAAATGAGCAAATGAATGATACGGCTTACGAACAGGTAAATGAGGAACTTATTGAGTATTTCAAAAGTGTTGGATTGGATGTAGATTTAGTACGCGAAATAGTGAAATTACCAATTTCAGAAATTTTGAAAATGTATTCTGAAGTGGGTGATAGTCGAGCAACTTTAAAACAATTACTTGAAGATTATTTTGAAAATAAAAAAGGTAATTTGGGTGGTTGGTATGATAACCAATATGATTACGAAAACAGTAGGTTGTTAGATATGGAACAATTGAATAGAAAATGGGGAGATACTTTGGATACAATTATCGAAAAAATGGAGCAAGAAGGAGAAGACTATAAAAGAATTTATGAGTTATATTGGAAAATCAAAAACAAGTACGATTTTCGTAAAGTCCATAAAACACCTAAAGACCCCAATTTATTTTTTCAGGTTCTTGGAATTGATACTTCTACAGGTAAAATACAAGTTCAGATTCTTACAAAGGACAAAGACGGTAGATACGACCGTAACAAAATACATGAGTTCGACGAACAACATTTCAATTTATTTTTAAATCAACCAGAACTTTTCAACATTTTAGACGAAAAATAAAAATTTTTTTCATATCTTTGTGAAAATATTAGATATGAGCTATAATTTACAACTTCTTAAAGAAGTTTTGAGTGTTCCCACCAAAACTTATAAAGAAGATAGAATGGTTGAATACTTGACGACTTGGTTGACCGAAAACAATATAGAATTTTTTGTTGACGCATACAAAAACGTTTATGCAACAAAGACAGATAACATCGTGAAGGATGAAAATTTTTTCTATCCTTGCGTGGTCTCCCACACTGATACCGTACACGAGATAAATGAAATTTTCATTCAAGAATCTGAACTTCCAAATGCTCAGGATGAATTAAAAAGTTCTCTATTTGCATTAGATGGTAATGGTAAACCAACAGGAATTGGTGGAGACGATAAGTGTGGTGTTTTTGCATGTCTCACTCTATTGAAAGAATTACCGAATTTGAAAGCGGCATTTTTCGTTTCCGAAGAAACAGGGTGTCATGGTTCATTGAAAGCAAACACAGGATTTTTTGCTAACGTAGGCTATGCAATTCAGTTCGATGCTCCTGAAAATTGGATGGTCACAGAAAAATGTTTTGGACAAGTTCTATTTGACAGAGATTCTGATTTTTTCAAAGTTTGTGATAAGGTTCTTACAGAATCTATGAATCGAAACTTTATGGAATACATGGTTCACCCATATACAGATGTTTATGCTTTGAGAAAGTCTTTTGATTTTTCTTGTATCAATTTTTCAATAGGATATTACAACTATCACACCAGAAATGAATATGTTGTAATAGAAGACGTATATAATGGAATTGAGATTGGTAAGAAAATGATAGAATTGTTGGGTTACAATTTACATTACAAAGAGAAAAAAGATACTTCGAAAAATTACTCTCTTTGGGATTAAAAGAAATCTTCTAATTTTTCCAAGTGATTTTTGACAACAGGATGGTCAGCAATATCATTGTATTCCATCCCTGATTTTCTCATATTCTTAATATCGTCAACTATCGTTTTCATATAGTTTTTCACCATTTTGGAAGTACTTGGGTAATTTTCGACATAAGGAGATAGTCTGAAATTTTGTTTAGCTGTGCCGATTGGTATACCAAATTTTAAAACAAGTTCTGATATTTTTTTCTTAGCAAATTCATCTGCATCCAACTCTAATTTCCAATAATCTTCGAATAATTTTTCAAAATCTTCCAATTGTCCTGTTAAAGGGTTATCAATTTTTAGTTTACCCATTTGTTCTTCGTGTCTTATTTCATGAAAAATGGTATAAAGAAAATCACCAATGTTTTCAATTTGCATTGGTGAACAAATTATTATGAAATTATTAGTTCTAACTCCTTTGAATCCCGTCCTGCAACTATTAAGAAATTTTATATTGAACCCATTCTCTCTGACATAGTTTTTTACATATAAGGATATGCCGTCAACTTTATTTTGAAGGTCTTGAGGGAAATCACTTCTAAAAGAGTTGATGAGTTTATCAAAGTTTGACAAAACCGTAAGTTCTTCCCTTATAATTTTTCTGAGGTTTGTTTTCATTCTATGATAAATATAAAAAAAAGGAGGATTTAATCCTCCTTTTTCTACTTACCCTTTGTAATCTTAACCGTTTCTTCTTCTACTTTGAGAACATACTGTGTGTTCTCTTTAAGTTTACCAAGAAGAACTTCTTCAGATAAAAAGTCTTCAACTTTATCCTGAATTGCTCTTTTCATTGGACGAGCACCATAGGTACTATCGTAACCAATTTTTGCTATATACTCAACCACGGACTCGTTGTATTTGATTTTGTATTTCATTTCCGACAATCTATTGACCAATTTGTCTAACTCTATGCGGGTTATTTTCTTGATATCTTCCTCAGATAGAGTATTAAACATAATGGTATCATCTATTCTGTTGAGAAATTCCGGTGAGAAGAAATTTTTCATTTCTTTCATCAAGATTTGTTTCTTCGCTTCCTCATTTGAATATGAGTTAGTTCCAAACCCGATACCTGCACCAAATTCTTGAAATTTCTTTACACCCAAATTTGATGTGAGGATGATGAGGGTATTTTTAAAATTAATCTTACGTCCCAAACTATCGGTAACATAACCATCATCCATGATTTGAAGGAGGATTGAGAAAATGTCTTTATGAGCTTTTTCTACCTCATCGAAAAGTATTACTGCGTAAGGTTTATTTTTCACCTTCTCAGTGAGTTGACCACCTTCATCATATCCAACATATCCGGGAGGAGCACCTACCAATTTTGAAATAGTGTGTTTCTCTTGGTATTCACTCATATCAACCCTAATCAGAGATTCCTCACTACCAAACATTTCTTTAGCGAGTTGTTTTGCCAAATAGGTCTTACCGACACCAGTAGAGCCCAAAAATACAAATGTTCCAATAGGTCTATTCGGGTCTTTGATTCCGAGTCTGTTTCTCTTGATTGATTTAACAATTTTGAGAACAGCATCGTCTTGACCAATAACTTTACCCACAAGTTCTTTATCCAAGTTGACAAGAGTTTTGACATCGTCCACGGACATTTTAGAAACAGGGATTTTGGTTATTGTGGAAACAACATCATAAACATCTTCTAAAGTGATTGGTTGTTTTTCTTTTTGAAGTTGTTCCTCGAACTTCTTCTTTTCACTTTCGAGTTTTGTGATAAGTTTCTTTTCTTTATCCCTCAGTTCCGCGGCTTGTTCGTAGTTTTGTTTTTTAACCACGTCCATCTTCATTTGTCTGAGTTCCGCAGCTTTTTTCTTCAAATCATCAATAACTTCAGGAACCTTGAGTTCAGTTTGCATCCTAGCTCCAACTTCATCCAAGATGTCGAAAGCTTTATCAGGAAACTCTCTGTCTGTAATATACTTGTCTGCAAGTTTCACACAAGTTTCAATTATTTCATCGGTGTAGGTCACTTTATGGAAAGTTTCATACTTATCACGAACGTTTTTCAATATTTCTATAGTTTCAGCAACTGTTGCAGAGTCAACCACAACTTTCTGAAATCTTCTTTCCAATGCTCCATCTTTTTCGAATGATTTACGGAACTCATCAGAAGTTGTTGCTCCAATGCATTGGAGTTCACCACGAGCTAATGCGGGTTTGAATATATTTGAACCATCCATCGACCCTGCAGCATTTCCTGAACCAACCAACGTATGTATTTCATCGATGAATACAATAATGTTAGGGTTTTGCTGTAGTTCTTCCATGATGACTTTCATCCTTTCTTCGAATTGTCCACGATACTTTGTACCAGCAACAACTGAAGTTAGGTCTAAAGCGACTATCCTTTTATCGACTAAATTTCTCGGACACTCACCATTATAAATCTTAATGGCCAATCCTTCTACGATAGCGGTTTTACCACAACCAGGTTCTCCAATTATTACAGGATTATTTTTCTTTCTTCTCGAAAGAATTTGGGCAATTCTCAAAATTTCTTTTTCTCGACCAATAACAGGGTCGAGTTTACCCATTTCAGCAAGTTTGATTAAGTCTCGACTGAAATTATCTAAAACGGGAGTAGAACTATCTGTATTCTTTTTCTTACTCGTTTGCTTATCGTCATCATCCATTAATTCATTCATAATTTTTAGATTTTATGTTTAATTTTTACAAATATCCATCAATTATCGGACACAAACAAATTTATTGACAAATAAACAGGATGAAAAATATTAAACAGACAACTTGTCATTAAATAAAAAATAAATAAGACACTATGTCATATAGAATGAGTTGGTATGCTGTTTGAATATATCAGGAAAAATAAATAAATTTAAAAAAATTAAAAACTATGATTTACGGAAATGATTTTAACAAATTGTTTGACAAGTTCTTCAATTCTCCATCAACTTATTACTCAAGTACCTATCGTTTAGTTCCAGTTGACGAGCAGACAGAGTATGTAAAAGATGAGGATTATGAAATAAATCACGTAAAAGACGGAGCGTATCTTCATTTTGAAGTACCAGGTTTCAACAAAGAAAATTTAGAAATTACTGTAGAGGGTTCTGAATTAGTGTTGGAAGGTCTAAGAAAATATAAAGTTAACGGGGTTGAAAAACAAAAAACAATAAGTAAAAGAGTTAAACTGAATAACACATACAACTCTTCAACAATTGAAGCAACAATCTCTGACGGTATCCTTACGGTTTATATTCCGAAATATAACAAGGACACTGAAAAAAGAAAAAATAAGATTAACATCATCTAAATTAAAACCCTCCAATGTGGAGGGTTTTTATATGTCTAAACATTTAAGTTTTCCGTCTTTGGAATAACCGAAATTATATTTGTGAGCATCTACTAAAGTATCCTTTTTGAGAATTTTATTCTGAGCCTTTTCCGCTTTTTTTATTACAGTTAATAACTCAATATAAAATTTGTATAATTCAGGGTTGTGTTTTGATAGTTTCTTACCAATCTCAGCGAAAACTGACGCAGAAGAACCTTCATGAGTGTATAAATCAGTGAAACTTTCTCCTCTATCGACATCTAATATACCCAATTCTTCCAAATCAAGTTCCAAATCGTCCCAATTATCTTCGAACTTTTCAGTATCCAACTTTTCTAACTCTACGTAATAATATTGTTTATTTGGTAATCTACCGAGTTTATAAACTGTTGGAAAAATATTAGGGTCAGATTTGAATACATCATACCATTCATTAATAACATCCCACTCCCCAACCTTAAAAATGACATCAGGTTTGTTAGGTGATGAGAATATTTGGTGCTCGATACCTTGACCAAATGGTTGTTTCTCCCTACCAATTTCTTCTAGTTCCATGATAATAATTATTAGATATACTTAATATGATTAATTAATAGATTTAAAAAAAATATTATGGGAGTTATTAAAGAAGAAATTGTTGGGACAAAAATTATAAATGAAATTAAATCATCCAACATCAAAAAAACAGAATACGATACTGAAACAAAAAAACTGATTGTGGAGTTTAATAATGGTCTTAAGTATGAGTATGATGAAGTACCACATAAGTTATACACACAATTTAGAATGGCAGAATCACAGGGTAAATTTTTCGTTTCAGAAATTGCAAAGAACCACAAATATAAAAAACTATAATAATTCGCCTATTTATTTGGTATGGGAAAATTTACAGAAATATTGAAAAGTTTCTCTCTCCAAGAGACTTTGAATCCAAAGATATGGGATAACTACAATGACCCAAAGGATGCAAAAATGAAACCTAAAGTCAGAAAGGCTTTGGAAAGAATTGCCGAAGAATTTATTGATTATTTGGGCGAGGATGTAATGGTTGAAGATATTATATTGACTGGTTCATTGGCAAACTATAACTGGTCTAATTTTTCGGACTTTGATTTACACATCTTAATAGATTTACAACAATACGAGAAAGAATCGGAAACATATAAAGAATTATATGATTTGAAAAAGAGAATATTCAACGATTCTCACGATATTAAAATATTAGGATATGATGTTGAACTATATGCTCAAGATAAAGAAGAATCCCATGTGAGTAGTGCAGTTTATTCTGTTGCGAATGATGAGTGGATTAATGTTCCAAAGAAAGATTTTAAAAAAATTGACAAGAATGTTTTGGTAAATAAAATAGATAACTGGGTAGAAAAAATAGAAACTGCAATTGAAGATTCTGAAACTGATGGTGTTGAAAAATTGGAAACTATCAAAGAAAAACTCAAGGAATATAGAAAGTGTGGATTAGAAAAAGGTGGCGAATTGTCATATGAAAATTTAGTTTTCAAGTTTTTGAGAAGGTCAAAACATATTGAAAAACTTTTTGATAAGGTTAATCAACTTAAAGATAAAGAATTATCTGTTGAACAACATTTGAATGAACAAGACATGAAAAAGGAAAATAAAGAGGTTATTGACATTATTGAAAACTCAGTTTTTTTAAAGAAATTAAAGGAGTTGGTAGATAATAAGAAAACCTTTGAATACACTCCAGGAATGAAAATCCCATTTGATGATGACGTTAGAATAATTCAAGATGGGCTAGAATTTTTAAATTTTAAATTACCAAAATGGGGTATCGATGGAAAACTTGGTTCCGAAACAAAGTCGGCAATTGAAAAATTTCAAGAGTCTTCGAAACTTCTGAAAGATGGAGTAATGAAAACTAACGATTTGAAACATCTTTTAGCTTTATTAGTCTTGAACAAATTTTCAGATTCTAAATTAAATAAATTTACTGGTGAATTCGGTAAGGATGGTAATTTCACTTATTTGGACATGAACGACCCTGAGGCTTTCAAACTTTATGCTGAGATTTGTCAAAACTTTATTGATAAACGAAATCCTAATGCTGGTGTTGACGGACAAATGATGGCCGAATGTTCTAAAAGATACTTTTCACAAGGATACGTACCGCCTGAATTAGCATTGGCTCAATTAGCGTTAGAGGGAGGATTGTCGAAAAATCAAACTGTTAGACCAAGAAGAACTAAAAATCCATTCAATGTTGGAAACACCGACTCAGGAAAAAACAAATATTTTTCGACAGTTCAGGAAGGTGTTTGTGCTTATTATGATTTGATGGTTAGAAGATATTTGACTGGTGGAAAAAGAGCGGGTGACTTACTCAGAAACTTCGTAAATGTTAATGGAAATAGATATGCTTCGGGTGAATATGAACCCAAATTGAGAAGTATTGTTTCATCTGTATCCAACATAAGTGACATGGTCTTATCGAAATCTAAGTTAGGTTCGTCCAATCTTGCATAATATTTTCTACTTATTTCGTGGTTTCGTATATTTATAAAGAAAAAATTAAATGGCTTTAGTCACATATCTCGTAGCCCCATGTTCTGGAGGGTCAGCATTAAATGTTGAATTCAGTTCAACCACGTTACCTGTGGTTGGTGGTAATTATTATCTTATTTTTACAGGAGCAACTGCTAGAGGTTGTTATGAAATTGTGGATACAGCAGAACCTGCAACAGGAGTGGACGAAGTTTCAGGTCCTTTAGGTACCAATTATGGAGATTGTCAAACATGTTTGAATGCAAATCCCACCCCAACACCAACACCAACTCCAACAGTAACTCCTACAGTAACCCCGTCAATTACACCAACTACAACAAGAACTCCGACACCATCTGTAACTACAACTCGCACACCCACACCAACAAAAACTGCAACTCCAACACCAAGTATTACGCCAACAAGAACGGTAACTCCTACAGTAACATCAACAAATACTCCAACACCAACAAAAACCGCAACTCCAACACCAACAAGAACCGTAACTCCAACAGTTACCTCAACTAATACTCCAACACCAAGTATAACACCAAGTGTGACTCCAACAAGAACAGTAACTCCAACAGTTACATCATCAAATACCCCAACACCAACCAAGACCTCAACCCCAACACCAACCAAGACCTCAACCCCAACACCAACACCTACAATAACACCAAGTTTGACAAGTATTGGTACAACCTACGTTAACGTACAGTATGAATATACAAATCAGATGGAAGGTAGTTTCAGTGGTGGTACATGGGATGCAAGTTTGGGGGATGTTCCTCATCCTGAAGCTTACGTTGAAGGAACGAGAGGTTGGGTTATTGATTTAAGTGCGGTAAAATTAGGTGGATTTAACGGATTAAATAACTAAAAATAAAAAAAATAACACTATAAAATGGGAAAATTAAAACCGTTAGGAAGTGAAAAATTAACTGGTCAAGAGAAGTTGAACAGAATCATGGAGATTGCCAGATATAATGAAGTTCCTAAATCAGAAACAAATACTCTCAGTACTACAGAATATTCAATAAATGTATCTGATGGAAGTGGGTATCAAATTGTTAGAGAAAAAATGGGATATGTAATCAAAAAAAATATTTCAGAATCAGAGGTTGATTATATCGAACCTATGAGAAATAGGAAATATTATAATTCATATTCTCAGGCTTTGAAAAGATTAAATTTAATTATCAAAGAATCTAATAGAATTAACGGACAGGACGAAGAAATTAGTTTGTTCGGTGAACAAAAAAAGTTTGTCTTAAAAACACCACAACCCGCAATGGACGAACCAATGATGGATGAGCCTGCAGCCCCACCAGCAGAGCCACCTGCGGTTCCTGAACCACAGTTGCCAGATTCGCCTGAAGCTTTACCACCATCTGATGATGCTGATTTACCTGCAGAAGAAATGCCGGTGGATGACATGGGTGCAGAAGAAATGCCGGTGGATGACATGGGTCAAGGGGGTGAAAACGCGGATATTGTTACTTTCAAATCAATTCAAAAACTGACAGGAAAGTTAACTCAGAAAATCAGAGAGTATGAACAAGAAAAAGGTTTGACTTCTGAAAATATCAAATATGTTTTAAACATGGTAATTTCTGCTGTTGATTTGAACCAACTCAATGATGAAGATAAAGAAGACGTTCTTTCTAAGTTTGAAAGTGATGAGGAAAGTGATGAAATGGATGTGGACATGGAAGATATGGGTTCAGAAGACATTACTGGAGATTCTGAAGTAGAAGATGTACAGGCAGATATGGATGTTGCAGTTGACCAAGAAATGGGTGAATCATCTATTCATGATACAATCTTAGATAGTATCTTTAGTGAATCAAAAATTGATAAGGTTATTTCAAAGTATTTTGAAATGTCTGATTCTGAAAAGAAAGATAAAAAAGAAAAGATGGTAAATGAAGAAATTAAAAGAAAATCTGAGTTTGCCAAGAAAGTTAAATCAATTGAGAACTTAAGCGAAACAATAGAACAAGAACTTTCTTCTAAAAAATTTTTACAAGAAAATAAATCATATATTTTCTTAGGTAAAACTAACAAGAAAAACTTAGTATTTGAAAATAAATCAGGACAAGTGAAAATTTCTCCTGAGGGATTTGTTATATGAGTTATTTAATTTTTATAAATGGACTTGGTCCTGATTATAAAGGAGATAATTTATACGAATTTATTTTTTCTGATACTACGGATGTTTGGGGAGAATCTTGGGAAAGTAAACCATCAAATTCATACCCACATCCACCAGAGTTGAAATATATTAAAAGAGTAGGAGTTCTGAAAAACACCGAGTTAAAATTGGAGTTGATTCAGAACTCCGATTATTTTTCAATGGTCGATGCAATGGACGATGTTGTTGCAATGGCTTGGGAAAAGGAAGATGAAACTCACAAAAAAAGACTAGTGTTTCGTTTCGGAGAAACCGAAAAAGATATCAAAGATAAATTATACGAGAATGATTTAATTCTTGAATTTGAAAAAAAGGTTGTATATGAAAGTTAATAAAAAAGCCTTAGAACTAATTGAAAAAGGGTTGTCCTCCAAAACAGTATCAAAACTTAATGAAGGGCAAATTTCTATTTTACATTCAAAATTATTAGGAGAAGCAATTACACAAACAACAACAACTTCTTATAATATTCCGACGGCAGATGCCGAGAAAGGTGTAACATTACCACCCACGGAAGCAGGAAAAAAGTTATCAATACAAAAAACAGCAACAGGGATTAAGGCAACTCCAACCGAAGAGGTAAATGAAGATGACGACGATTATTTGGTGCAACAAGACTTAACTCAAAAAGTTAATGGTCAATTGCCACCCGAAGACCAAAGCGACGAAGCTGATGATGGTATGGATGATGATACTAACCCAAAAAACAAAAATTTGAGTTCTGTTGGTATGACAGAATCGAAAAAGGAAAATAATGCATGGGCTATTTGTCATTCTCAAGTAGGACCAAAAAAATCGAGAAAATGGGAAAGATGTGTTAAACAAGTAAAAAAACAATTAGGAGAAGGAAAAAATCCCGTATCTTTGTTTTTGGAGGAAAAAATTATGAAACTTGTAGAATCACACTTACCACCTAAAATTACAAAGAAGGATTTAATGAACTATTTGGTTGAGGCGGAACCAAAAGTCGCACCAAAACCAGGTGTCAAAGAACCCAAGCCCGGTACCAAAAATCCACCAAAAATAAAACCTGGTCATCCAGGTAGAAATCCTAATCCAAAAGTTAATCCTGCTCCGAAGGCTAAAAATCCTGAGGAAGCTAAATCTGCAGTGATAGATGCTATAGTAAAAATTTTGAAAAATGGCTAAAATAAAAGAACAAATAGATTACGGAAATAGACCTGAAAGGATGGACCCTAATTTAGAAAGAAAATTAAGGTCAGGTGAAAACATTTATTCTGACAATCCTTCATTCAAAAAGGGTTCTGATGATGTGCAGAGATTAGTAAGTTCAAGATTTGGTAAAGTTGCCGATAAGTTGAAAGAGGTTACAGGAAATCAAAATATTAGTTCGCAACAGGTCCAAGCAATGATTTATAGGGAGATGATGTCTAAAGTACCAACGATAATGCAAATCGAGGGTAGACATAGAGAAGAGTTGGAAAACTTGGCGATAGAGGCGTGTTTAGAAGAAACTGAAGTACCGAGTGATTGGTATGAGATAGTTGCAAGGTTGAACAGACAACCAATAGATGTTTCTAACTTCAGATACCAACCTGAAGAAGAAAAGGAAGATGAAGATGATGATGAAGAAAATAAATTAGAAATTCCATCATTTGAGGTTGAGGATTTGACAGATGAGGAAATATTTGAATTAGAAAAACACAAAAGAAATATCATAAACGCCATCATCCAAGGTGCTGCTAAAAAAGGTCATTACATATTTCAAAAACCTGAAATAAGAGCAGAATTAGATAGAATTGATACAAGATTGTATCCTGCTTATTTAGGTATTATGGCAATCAATGATTTTCTTTATTTCACTATGGAACAAATGATTGAAATGATGAGTCAAACTGGAAATGGTGTTGCTGGTAAAGTTGAACTTCAAGACAATGATTCAGACGATGAAGAAGGTGGTGGTGAAGAAGGTGAGGAAAAACCTGATACAAAAATTGTTGCAGATGGTTTAATTTTCCCTATTCTTTGTCATGAAGTTATCAAAGGTATTGAAGAGTCTGCAGGAAGACATGGTTTACCTCAAGATACCGAGTTGGCACAAAAAGTAATGGGTCAGACAGATTTATTATCGAACGAACCAATGCAACTCAGAATAGGTCCAGAAATAGTTGAAAAACTTAGAATGGTCTTACCTGATGAGATGTTTAATGATTCAAATAAAGGATTAATAAATTGGTTCAAAGTACAATTATACATGTTAGAAGCCAAGGAATTTTTGAATGTAATTGGTGATGTAATTTCTACCGATGAATCAAAAAATAAAAAAGCCACAAAAAGATTTGAAGAGTTGATGAAAGAGGCTATGAAAATGAAAGAAGAGTACGATTCTTATAAAGAAAGTAAGGGTGAAGAACCTGACTCTGATGACGTTAACGATGATGATGACGACCTCAAAGATTTCTTGGGTGGATTGGGAATATCCCTAACTTAAAAAAAATTTGTGACCAAAGAACAATTAATTATTGAGGTTACTAAATGTATCAGAAATACACCATACGCATTAAGGACATACTTACAAACCTATGATAACACGGTTTCTAAGTATGTCCCTTTAGATTTGTTTCCTGACCAAGTTTCATTAATAGAAGACTACGAAAATTTTAACGAAAACATTGCCCTCAAATATAGACAGGCAGGTGTTTCTACAGTTACTGCCGCTTGGGCGTCAAAAAAACTAGTCTTCGCAAAAAAACAAAAACCTGAAAAGGTTCTGATAATTGCGAACAAGTTGGATACTTCGATGGAAATGGCAAACAAGATTAGGTCATTCACAGAACAATGGCCGGCTTGGGTTGGTGTTGGTTTTTCACAAGAAAAAAATTCTCAAAGACATTTCAAACTAACGAATGATTGTGAAGTAAAAGCGGTGGCAACATCAAAGGATGCTTTGAGAGGTTATACTCCAACAATTCTTATTTTCGATGAAGCTGCGTTCATAGATGCTGACGGTGATTTTTGGTCGGCATGTATGGCATCACTTTCTACAGGTGGTAAAGTTATTGTTGTTTCTACACCGAATGGGTATGACCCGATTTATTATGAGATATACGACCAAGCCTTGAGAAGTATGAACGATTTCAAAATATCTGAGATGTTTTGGTATCGAGACCCAAGGTATACAAAAGATTTGTACATGGTCAAAACAAATGATTTGGTTCATTTTTTATTAAACAAAGAAGAATATTCAACAGATGCGGTCATAAGTCTTTCAGTTGCAAACCCTTATGAACGTGACCATTCTGTTGTCACAGATTACATTAAACAAGGATATAAACCATGTTCTTCTTGGTTTGAGGGGATGGTAAAAAAATTGAAGTATGATAGAAGAAAAGTTGCTCAGGAATTAGAGTGTAACTTTTTGGGTTCAGGTGATAACGTCTTTGAATCTGAAATACTTCAAAATATTGCACAAAATACACTCCAAGAACCCGGAGCTAAACTGATGGGTGGAGCTCTATGGATTTGGAAAGAACCTGTTGTCGGACACAAGTACATTATGGGAGTAGATGTATCGAGAGGGGACTCAGAAGATTTTTCTTGCATAGAAATTATCGATTTCGATGAGAATGAACAAGTTTTAGAATACGTTGCTAAAGTACCACCAGATGTTGTTGCTGAAATAGCGTATAAGTGGGGAACCATGTATGACGCATTTTGTGTTGTTGACCTTACAGGTGGTATGGGAGTGGCAACGGCAAGAAAATTACAAGAATTAAACTACAAAGGACTGTATGTTGATACGGTAGATACTGCGAACAAATGGAAATGGGACCCTAAAATTAACGAAAAAATACCTGGAATAAATTTCAATAGTAAAAGAGTCCAAATTATTGCGTCGTTTGAAGAAAATGTTCGACATGGATTTAAAGTTAGGTCTCACAGATTATATAACGAAATGAATACCTTTGTTTATATTAATGGAAGACCTGACCATCAAAAGGGACATCATGACGATTGTATCATGGGCATATCTATGGCAACATATGTTGCAGAAAAATCTTTTCAAAAACTTACAAAAAATTTGAATCATACAAAGGCAATGATTGATTCTTGGGCAACTTCGATAAATGAGAACAAAAACTCATCACAATTTTTCAATCCAATGATGCCTCAAACAGACCAAAAAAGACAACATTTTCCAAACCAAGGACCGTCCAGAGATGACTATGAGAAATATAGATGGTTGTTTACTAATTAGAACTATTTATATTATCAATAGGTAAAACTAAAATTGTAAAATGGCGGAAAATAACAATCTGACGATTTGGCAAAGATTAGGTAAAGCATTTGGTCCAAATTCTCTTTTGGGTCAGGATTACCCAACTTTTAAATTCGACAAAAAAGAATTATTAAGAACACAAGATAGAGGAGAATACGAAAGAGAAAAACTACAAGCTCAACAAACTTATTATATCGCAAATCAATGGGCTAAAGTTGAAAACAATCTATATACTCAAGCAATATTTTACGAACCTTCAAGACTTTCGGCTACGTATGATTATGAGTCCATGGAGTATACGCCAGAAATATCTGCAGCTTTGGACATATATGCCGAGGAATCTACTACGGTAAATGAAGATGGGTTTATGTTACAAATTTATTCTGAATCGAAAAGAATAAAAGCGGTTTTGGCAGATTTGTTCAATAATACACTCGATATCAACACAAATTTACCGATGTGGACAAGAAATACTTGTAAGTTCGGTGATAATTTTATTTATCTTAAATTAGACCCCGAAAAGGGTATTGTAGGATGTCAACAATTACCAAACATAGAAATTGAAAGACATGAAATCGGGGTTACCGATAAAAATGCGGTCAATTTAGGGAAAGCTGAAGCAAAAAAAGCTTTAACTTTTGAATGGAAATCTAAAAACATGACATTTCAAACGTGGGAAGTTGGTCACTTCAGATTACTTGGTGATGATAGAAAACTTCCATACGGAACATCAATGTTAGAAAAGGCTAGAAGAATTTGGAAACAATTACTTTTATCTGAGGATGCTATGATGATTTATAGAACATCAAGAGCACCTGAAAGAAGAATTTTCAAGATTTTTGTTGGAAACATGGATGACAATGATGTTGAAGCATATGTAAATCGTGTTGCAGATAAATTTAAAAGGCAACAAGTTGTTGATTCTAAAACGGGTAACGTAGATTTAAGGTTCAATCAAATGGCAGTGGACCAAGATTATTTTGTTCCTGTGAGAGACCCTGCAGCTCCAAGTCCAATTGAAACTTTGGCAGGGGCACAAAACCTATCAGAAATTGCCGATATTGAATATATTCAGAAAAAACTTCTGACCGCACTTCGTGTTCCGAAAGCTTTCTTGGGATTTGAGCAAGTAGTTGGTGATGGTAAAAACCTATCACTTCAAGACATTCGTTTTGCAAGAACTATAAATAGAATTCAAAAAAGTATGATTCAGGAATTGAACAAGATTGCAATTGTTCATTTGTTTCTTTTGGGATTTGAAGATGAGATTTCTAACTTCACACTTGGATTGACTAATCCTTCTACTCAGGCAGATTTATTAAAGATAGATGTTTGGAAAGAAAAAGTCCTTCTGTATAAAGATTTGGTATTAGACCCAGGAAATGGAATTCAACCAACCTCAAGTACATGGGCGAAGAAACATATATTTGGTTGGTCTGATGAAGAAATCAAAGTAGATTTGATGCAACAAAGGTTGGAAAGGGCAATCGGTGAAGAACTCAAACAAACACCAACAGTTATAAGTAAAACTGGATTATTTGATACTATCGATAAGTTGTATTCTCAATCGAGTGGTTCTACTCCAACAGCGGCAACTGCAGGTGCAGCCCCTGAATTAGGTGGTGCATTTGCGGGTACGGAAGAACCAACTATACCACCAGCACCTGAACCACAACCTGAAGGCGAGATTACTGCACCTGCTGGAGTGACACCTGAGGGACAAGATGAAAGAATGAATATTTTAGTAGAAAATAACATTTTTAAAGGTGATACTTACCTTGAACTTAACCAAGGACAAGATTCTTTAGGTGAAATCGAAAAAGAATTAGATAAGTTATTAAATTCGTAATATTTATATTCAAATCACAAATATATGACTTTTGGGCTCATCAAATCGGTAATAGAAAATAGTTTAATAGAATCTTATAAAGATGAAAAATCTTTCAAGAAAAGTTTGATGGAATTCAAACAGAATATTCTTAATAATAAAGATTTGTCCAAAGTATATTCTTTATATGACGAGTTGTCGAATCCAAAAGGTTTGAATGAACAAGATGCTAAAGAATTTGTGAACGAAGGAATACAAATGATACAATCACTCCTACAACATATTAAATTACCTAAGTTGATGACTGAAACCAAAATTCAAAATAGATATCAGGATATTGATGACTTGGTTTATTTGAATAAGAAAATTGATTTGACTGAAAGAGTTAATTTAAAGAAAAAACTTTACAAAACACTCAGTGAATCCGAGATTAAAAATCAGAAACCAATCAACATTCCTTTGAGTACGATGGTTAGAGTTGCTAATCAAACAGTTCAAAATTACATTGAATCTTTAGATGAAAATACAAAAAAGGAATTTTTTGAATTAATTAAAGAAGATAGTGAATCTTTAGAAAGTAGGTTCAATTCATTAAAAGAAAAAACTTTACAAAAACTTTCTCCCGTTTTGGAAAACGAGACTGACTTGGAGACTAAACAAAAGATTCAAGAAACAATAGACAAAATTCAGAATGACAAGTTCAATCAAATTAATTTTTTGAGATTGAAAAAACTTGAAGAATCAATTTAATTGTTTCTTTTTTTCTGAACATATATTGCTTTAAGTCTTTCACTTCTTTCTTTGACTGACTTTTTAGTATACTCCTTTCTCTCCGTAAGTAATTTTTGTTGCTTCGTCTTAATTACTTTAGACTTCAAAGTTTTCAGGGCTTTTTCTATCCCTCCATTATTTTTAATTTCTATTATCAACATATATTACAAATATATAGTTTATTCTTAAAATTTTGACATAGATAAAGTTATGTGTTATCTTTTTAAAAATAAACTTTGGAAATATGGTTCATAGATGAAAAAAGGAAAAAATGTGAAGATGAATTTATCAAACTCGTTCAAATCTTCATATGGTACGGTAGACTCCAAAAACTTGAAATCACTTTACATTAACATACAATCATGGGTATCACCCAAACAAGACTTAGAAAATTGGAATAGAGTTGTTGGTAATTTAAGTAGAGAACTAAAACACACAGTATTTGATTCAATCAATACAAATTTATTTAGTAAAAATTCGATTGTAGATTTAGACTTAAGGACAAGTGGTATCTTTTCAGGTAAAAAGTCATTTTTTAACTTAGAGATTAATCTTTATCTCGACAAAGAACTTGATTTCAAGTCGAATGAAATTAAGGATTCTGTAAAAAGAATTGTCCGTAGCATTCAAAAAACTAATATCTTAGACAATCAGTATTTCGATTTTTCTTTGACGAAAAAGTAAGTATTACTTAAAACAAATATTTATTTAAAAAAGTTAATGGAAAAAAAACTTAGAATATTAGAAGCACACGAACAAGGGTTCGGAATTTTGGTTGAAATGGACGCGGGTTATATATCTCCGTTGGATGATATAAACCTCAAGTTCATGAATGAGTCTAAGAATGTAGATTATAGAAACCCTTTTGAATTTTATGCAGTATTACAGAAATATAATACCCCGAATAGAAATGGTAGAACCTATCCTGAACCAATACTTAAAAGAGAAGCTGAGAAGTATAAACAAATAATTAAGAAAGGACTCTCAACTTCTGAACTTAATCATCCTGAATCTTCTTTGATAGACTTAGACAGAGTATCTCATTTAATTACAGACATATGGTGGGATAGAAATATCTTAATGGGTAAATTAAAATTACTTACTTCACCAGGGTTTCATGAAAGAGGTGTAGTAACAACCAAAGGGGACATTGCAGCAAACCTTTTGAGACAAGGAGTTACTTTGGGGATATCTTCGAGAGGGGTTGGGTCACTAAAGAAAGTGGGTGAAAGAAATGAAGTACAAGAAGATTTTGAATTAATTTGTTTCGATTTAGTTTCCTCGCCATCAACACCAGGAGCGTATCTTTTTGACGACGTTACAGAGAGAGAAAAATATGAAGAAAATTTGGAGGAGGAAAAAAAGAATAAAATTACTTCAGCTCCAAGTGTAAACCAGTCTATTGATTTAATGAAAAAATTATCCGATTATTTATCAAAATAATTAAACATGAACGAAAAATATTTTGTGGCAAAAGTCACTTATGATTTACCTGATGAGAATAGTGGTAAAATTAAAAAAATCAGAGAAGAAAAATTAGTGAAAGGTTATACTGTCACTGATATTGAAGCTAAGGTTACAAAACTCTATAAAAATTTTTCATACGATTGGAGAATAACTTCAGTTTCCGAAAGTAAAATAGATGAAGTTGTAGAAGATTAATAAAATTTTAAAGTGGTCAAATTCGACCACTTTTTTTTTGCGTAAACATAAAAGTTTGAATTTCTGATAGATAATAAAAACTTTTTTTGTATTTGATACTATTTATTGAATAAAATTATCAAAATTATGCAAGAAAACAAAAATCTTGTTGAAGAGGCACTCATTCAAATGAAAAATGTTGAAGATGTTATTGCCGAAAATGCAAAAGGAATACTTGCTTCTACTATGAAGGAAGAAATCAGCCAATTAGTAAAAGAGTCTTTATCTGAACAAGACGAAGAAGAGTTAGACACTGACAATGTTGATTCCGAAGAGGAAGTTGATGTTGACTTAGACATGTCATCCGATGATGAAGAGGGTGAGGAAGATGTTGAAGTTGATTTCGACGCAAGTGGAGATTCTGAAATGGAAGAACCAATTGATTTGACATCTGCATCCGACGAAGAAATACTTAGAGTATTTAAAGCTATGGGTGAAGACGATGGAATCATCGTAAAAAAAGATGATGAAATGGTTCATCTCAAAGACAACAAACAAGATGCAGAGTATCTTATAAAATTAGGAGAATCCTATGAAGAAAACTACGAAACTATGGAATATAACGAAGAAGTATCTGACGAAAAAGTTCAAGATGTAATTGACGCAATTTTTTCCGACGAACCAAACATGTCAGATTTAGAATCTGATGTTGAAATGAATGTTGATGATTCTGAAGAAGAAGTTGTCTATGAAATTGAATTCAACGAAGAGGATGAAGACGAAATGATGGAATCTGATGACGAAGACGAAATGATGGAATCTGATGACGAAGATGAAATGATGGAATCTGATGACGAAGAGGAAATGATGGAATCTGATGACGAAGAGGAAATGATGGAATCTGATGACGAAGAGGAAATGATGGAATTTGATGACGAAGAGGAAATGATGGAATCTGATGACGAAGAGGAAATGATGGAATTTGATGACGAAGAGGAAATGATGGAATCATATAGTCATAAAAAGGCTAAGAAAAAAGAAACAAAAGAAGGAAAAAAATCCATAAAACCTAAAGGTGTTGGAATTGGCTCAGGTCCTAAATTCACTTACAAGAACAAAGTTTCTGGTGGATTTAAAGAAGACAAAAAAGAAGGTCCTAAAACTATGGGTACTGGAAAGGCTAAATTCGAATACAAGAAGGGTGAAAACATGGAAGCAAAATCCAAAGTAGTAAAAAAGGTTGAAACTAAAGAAGCTGCTAGAGGATATGCATTTGGACCTAAAGGTTTGAGAAAAGGAATTACTAACAATAGAAATTTAAAGAACGAATCTTTAGAAACTGAAGTTGTTGCTTTGAGAGAAAAGAATGAAGAATATAGAAAAGCTCTAAATGTCTTCAGAGAAAAATTGAACGAAGTAGCAATATTCAACTCTAACTTAGCATATGCAACTAGAATCTTTACTGAACATTCAACAACTAAAAAGGAAAAGATAAATATTTTGAGAAGGTTTGATAATGTTCAATCTTTGAAAGAATCTAAATCTCTTTACAGAGCAGTTAAAGATGAATTGACTCAAACTGAAACAAAATCAATCAATGAGACAGTTGAGAATAAGTTAGTACAAAATGTACAAACAGGCTCTTCAACAACACTTATTGAAAATAAGACTTACGAAGCACCTCAATTCTTAAGAATTAAGGACTTAATGAGTAAAATAAAATAAAAATAAACAAGAAAAATAAAATTCACAAAAATGGGAGCTTTATTAGAATCAGGTCTTGTTGGTAATATTGGTCTTAAGCACCTTAAAGTTATCAAAGAAGACACAATTAACAAATGGGACAACTTAGGTTTCCTAGAAGGACTTAAGGGTCACATGAAAGAGAACGTAGCTCAGTTGTATGAAAACCAAGCTTCACACTTGATAAACGAAGCTTCAACAACTTCTGACACAGGTTCTTTCGAAACAGTTGTATTTCCAATTATCAGAAGAGTATTCTCTAAGTTATTGGCTAACGACATCGTATCTGTACAAGCAATGAACTTACCTATCGGTAAATTGTTCTATTTTGTACCTCAAATTCAAAATTACGTAGACACAGGTGTACCTAACAGACACTACGCACCTTACGGTTCTCCAAACGCGGAGGCAGGTCAAACACCAAATGAAGGTTATAACTATAATGAAGGTAGAGACCTTTATGATAGATTTTACGAAGGTAATGAACCAGCATTAGACCCACCAGGTTTGTTTGATTATTCAAAAGGTCAGTTTTCTGCAATAACAGGTACTGCAGTAACTGCAGCTTGGAATTCTACAACATTGAATTTAGTACCTTCAGCTTACACAGTAGACGCGTACAGAAAAGTTCTTATCATCATGTCTGGTTTCGCAACAGTAGCTGCTGGTAAGTTAATCGGTCCAGATGGTAACCCAATCGATAACGAATCATTCTTATCTGATTTGACTATCTATGGTGCAACTGGAAACGTTTATACTTCAGCAAACACTTCTAATCCTTATCTTTTCAGAGTTGTAACTCAAAGATACGGTAAAGGAATCGTTCAGTATGGTAACAACAACGCTGAAGCAATTTTCCCGAACTCTAGAACAGGTGGTGGTCAATATGATAACCTTTGTGATGTTGACGGTAACATCTATTTGGAAGTTGACTTACAAGTTCCTTGTACTGTTGGACAAAACTCACTTGATGGTTATTCAGGTTCTACTTTTGAATCGGATGTAACTAACAACGATGCGTTTGTTCCTGTATATAGAATTTATAAGAACCTTGAATTCGAAGATAGAATTGGTGAGGTATCTTTCGACCTTCAATCAGTGACAGTTTCTGTAACTGAAAGAAAATTAAGAGCACAGTGGTCTCCAGAAATGGCACAAGACGTTGCGGCTTTCCACAACATCGACGCTGAAGCTGAATTGACAGCTTTATTGTCTGAGCAAGTTGCAGCTGAAATCGATAGAGAAATCTTGAGAGACCTTAGAAAAGGTGCAGCATGGAACTTAAGATGGGATTACAACGGTTGGAAGAGATTGGGAACTAACGCTGTTCCTTATACTCAGAAAGACTGGAACCAAACTCTTATCACAGCAATCAACCAAATTTCAGCACAAATTCACAAATCAACTCTTAGAGGTGGTGCTAACTGGATTGTAGTGTCTTCTGAAATTTCTGCGATTTTTGATGATTTAGAGTATTTCCACGTTTCTAACGCGGCTCCTGAGCAAGACCAATACAATATGGGTATCGAAAGAATCGGTACACTTGCAGGTCGTTATCAGGTGTATAGAGACCCTTACTTCCCAGCTAACCAAGTTCTTCTTGGTCACAAAGGAACGTCTCTATTAGACACTGGTTACATCTACGCACCATATGTACCTTTACAACTTACTCCAACAATGTATAATCCATTCAACTTCACACCTATCAAGGGTATCATGACTAGATACGCTAAGAAAATGGTTAACAACCGTTTCTATGGTAGAGTTACAGTTGATGGTGTTAGAACATTCGATTTGAAAGAGTTGAGATAATATGGTCTGAACCAAAATACAAAGGGGACAATGTTTATTGTCCCCTTTTTTTATTTATATTATAAAATAATGATACTTATTGTAATATATTTTATCACGATGTTCAACTCATTATTCAATATAGATGCTCAAGAATATAATAGAATTCTTGAAAGTCATAAGTCTGCGACTAAAAGACATTATCTTCTAAATGAACAAACATTAAAAACTGTAAAGTCAGAACCAAAAAGATTTACTTTACCGAATAATACTTTTGTAAGTGGAGACTATGTTAATTTCAATAAAGAAGCTGTGAATGAGGTTATTAGTCAAATGAATGAATATCTCAAAGAATTTCCAAAGAATCAGAAAATTGAAGTCGAAATTGAATCATCTGAATCTAAAGTTCCTAACAGAGGAGTAAGTTTGAAAACAGGTGAACTTTCCAAAAAAAGAGGTGAACAAATGGAAAAATACCTCAAAGGAAAATTACCTCAGAATGTTAAAATTGTTTTGAAAGATTTAGGAGCTCAAGGTCCTGATTGGAACCCACCTGAAAATTCAACAACAGACCAAATTAAGGCTTTAGCTTCTCAAGATAGATATACACGTTGGCAATATGTGTCATTCAATATTTTGACATCGGCAGAAAAGGAAGAAGAATTCTGTGATTTAGGTTTTTACATTATTGTTGATTACAAAAAGGAATGGTGTAAACCTGATGTGGATGAAAGTAGATGTCATAAATGTAACGAGGCTGTTTTTTATATGTGGGCAAATGGAATTCAACTAACCACTGAAAAAGGAGACTCGAGTATAAATTTGAATAATGGTACAGGTAAGGAAACGAGCGGTCCTTCAGTAGAGGTCAAATTGTTTGTTTCAGAAGAACAGAAAAAAAATATACTATCCAAGAATCCTGATGAAATTTCATTAACTTTTGGGTGTGCATTGACCAAGTGTCATAGTGACCCTGCCCACATTACAATTATAAATACAAACGGTGACGTGTTATTAGAACCCACTTTTATAACAGCAGGAAAAAGTTTGAAAAATACAGAGCAACCTGTTGAACTCCTGAAACTGAACAAATGTGGACAAGTAATTTCAATTTATGACCCTGAAAAAAAAGTGCAAGCACCAATAGTCAAAAATATTCCAGCATTTGATTTGAAATATACTGAAGAAGGTGTCGACCCCAAAACTTTGATTCAACTATACAAGTTCGTTGAAAATGGTGTTTTTAATTTTCCTCCTGATAAAATGGTAGAGTTTAGACGTTATAAAAATCTTCAAGGGACAACATGGAAAGATTTTGTGAAAGATTATAATGTAACAAGAAAAGATTTGAAAAAACTCGAAAATTTGTTGAATACAACTCCTCAATAGAATAGAAAAACTTCAACTGAACTTCTATTTGTACTTCTGTTTAGAGAAAAAAGAACTTTTTCTTCACCCAACCTTTGTTTGCCTCTGTTGTATTTTAATTCAGTAATCCTATCAATAGAATTTATTGAAACTGAAAGGTGTGTAAAATTTTTTGGATTGTTTACAAATAATGTTTGAGTTTTCAAATCAACCCATTTCAGATGTTCTCTTTCTTTACCAATTGCAACAATACATTCAGAATACAACAGGAGCTCATTAGGTGTCATTATTTTAGTTAATTCCGAGTTGATTGGTCCAATATACTCAATTGACTGAGAACGGGTAAAAAGGGGGTTTAAAATCCAAAATAAAAGGATTATTGATTTAATCATACAAGTTATTTCAGCAAAAATAAAAATTAAAAAATAATTAACCTATTTTTTTCTGAAAATAATTCTAAGAAAAAGGGGTTCCATGAAACCCCTTTTTTATATTACAAAATTTTGTTCGATATCCAAAATACAAACAACGTAGTAGAGTTAACTCCTGTCTTTTATCTTCGAATTTATCATTACCACTTGGTTTGTGTCCACTTATCACAGCACGAGTGATTTCTAATTCTAACTCAATTATTCTCGATATTACTTGCGTTTTGTCCTGTTGTGTCATCATAAGAATATATTTCTTTATTAAGTATCCTCAAAGACTTGGAAATTATTTCTGATTCAGTGAGTGAAAAAACATTTTTTGTGTGAGCATATGCCAATGCTTGAGTTAGGACATAATATACCGTTTTTTTGTCTAAATTATTAATCATATTTTCGACAGACTCTTCAGAATAAAATGCAATACTATCAAATAAAAAACCTTGTGGTTGTTCTTTCTCCATACTTTCTAATTAAGATATTTATAATATATGAAAAAAAATAGAATCAGTGAAGCCACAAGCTCAGGAAGCTCAGGTAAATTTAAAGTACCAATAGTACTAGCCCCTCAAAAATGGGAGGAAGACCAACTGGGACCTTTTACAGAACCTGTGTATAATTATACTAATGCTGAGTTGGCATACGAAGAAGCTGATGGAGATTTTAAAGAATCACCAGAAAAAAGGGCGTCTATCGAAAGAAGAACTAAAAAGTTATCAAACACAACTATGTATCTGAAAAAATTTTATACAGGTCAAAATGACGAAGAAGGAAGCGCACTAAATCCTACATCTTCAGGTCTACCACCTAAAGAGGTTAGTTTTTTGAAAGAAGATTTAGCGGTATGGTTTGGTACTAAGAAAAAGAAAAAGGGTAGTTCACAACCTCAAGGACCGTGGGTTAATATTTGTAGAAAAAAAGAAGGTGGCGGTCATCCACCATGTGGAAGGTCAGAGGCGGAAAGTAAGGGATACCCGAAATGTAGGGCTAGAAGTGTTGCATCGAAGATGACAGATTCACAAAAAAAATCAGCATGTGCCCAAAAAAGAAAGGCTGAGAAAACAAATCCCAAATCAGGGACGGGTAACAAACCGAAAATGGTTTCTTACAAACCAAAAAAGAAAAATGAATCAGTGAGGGAATTGATAAAAAAAGTATTAAAAGAAAATTTAAGAAGACGAGACGGTATCTAATATATTTTTGAGTGAGTACTTTATATTATTTTTTATTTCGTTTTCCAAAATTAACCTCCTTGTTTCCATTTCTTCGTTAAATTCATTTACGAAAGACTCGTATAGTTCATCACTTTCTATATAAATGTTATAGCTATACGTGTGGTTAATAATTGTTAGATTTCTAGCTTCACCTACAATATAGATGTTTTTTTCGTCGTTATGTATAAATCTTTTGTTCGAGATTGGTGCAAACAAAAGTTTAGTTGTGGGTGTAACAATAAGATTTTTTGCAATAGAAATTGCATATCTTTCTTCTTCTGAAATTATTGGTTTAGGATTGAATTTATCTCTGAGATGAAGATAAACCCTAAAAAGTAATCCTAATGGTTTATTGACCTTCATTTCAAAAATATAATAATTTCTATTAGATTAACAATAGGTTCCTGAACATTGTTTTTTTCCGTCCAACCCTTTGATTTTTCCTTTACAGACTTGTACCGCATATCCATTTGCATAAGCTGAAGGATATACTTTGAATTTAGATTTAGCAGCGGCCTTACCTCTAGAACATAGCTTACTTCCTGTTTTTTTCTTTCCTTCACTTAGTTCTTCAAATTCTGCATAACTTTCTCTTTTCCTTGTCTCGTTCATAAAGAAATCAAAAACTTGGTCTAAGTTCGTTTTAGCCTCACTTACATGGTCATCCGCCCAATCATGACCATCTTGTATGATTTGGTCGATTTGTTCATGGTCCATTTTTAACATCATATCACATTGTCTTCTAATTTGCATCAAATTAGAGAAGAACATATAATTCTCTTTTTGTTCTTTAAGAACTTTACTCACAATATTAGTTAGGTCTTTTTCTGTAAATTTTACAACCTTATTTTCGTTGACTTTCACCAATCTTTTTGGTGTTTTCCCTCCTAAATCTATCATGGGTTGTCCTATGTTTTTTGCAACTATATTTATCGTATCTTGAGGAACTACGTCTGTCTGACTCATTCCTAATTTACTTGCAGTAACCTGCCATCCGTCTTTGGTTGGGACAAGTTTATCGACATTTACACCCATCCATCCAAAGCCTTTCTTTACTTCTAACTTATACTCCTGTCCGTTTATAATAACATTTTTGTTTGGACTAGCTTGAGCTTTTACTTGTTCATTTAATTTATTTTTCATTTTTTGTTAACAATTTGAAATGTTAATTGTTTCTTATAAGTATCTACATCACCACTTATGTTAACTTTGATATCAACATAGTATTGGTTAGGAATCTTATCTCTTGTATCAAACATGAAATAATATTCATTAGGTGTCCTATTAATTGGGGTCCAATCTTGAACTTGAACTTCAGTATTACCTTCTCTAACGTAGATACGATAAAAAGATTCTAAGTTCTGTAATAGTTGTTGTGTACTGTAAGACTTTTTAATAGTTACACCAACTTTTCTGATATCAGTGTTCAATATTTTTTCATTTTGTAATATTCCGTAAAAGTCGAATCCAAATTTTTCAGGTTCTTTAGTGTTTGTACCTATTTGTACTCTAGCAGAATAATCTTGAAGTACGAATTGATTTTGAACGTTTGATAAAGATTGTCCATTCAAAGTTAATCCTGACCATATATCATAAAATTCACAAGGTGATGAATATCCCGTAAAACCATTTGGAACTGTAACTTCATAAACCCCTTTCGTTCTTAAACATGTAGATAATGATGTCATACCTGAAACAGGGTCACCCAATCTATCTTCAATTCTGACTGTTGGTAAATTATCTAAATTTACAGGTACACCATTTTGATAAATGTATAAGTATAAATTATTAGTTTGATTTTTGACAAACGTATTTCTGTCGTCTTTAATCAAGTCATCATACGTTGTTTGTAAGAATGGTTGATAGAAAGTCTGAGTGTGTCTCGTAAAGAATCCAACACTATAAGAAATAGATAATCCACTTATATTTTCAACATCAGGTAGATATGCAATTCCCCATCCTGTGACACCCGTCAAGTTCCCGAATAAGATATTGTTGATTTCATCACTCATATCGAAATTGATATCTTCATTACCAAATTCAAAGTGTTGTCTATCTACAATGGTAAGTGCGGAATAATTTACAACACCCGAATTTCTGTTGTTGTATATTCCCTCTTGTGACCACTCTGATACATTTGTGGTTAAATACCAATTTGAAGGTCTGTCTGAATATGACCTCGGGTCTACATATGTAATTGGATATAATCCACCCATCAAACCATTTTGGTTTTTATTTGATTCTGTATAATCGTAGCCTACACCCTCGTCCCAAGGTTGAGTGTTACCAGTTGTTCCCGAGGTTTTAGGTATTCTGAACAAAATCAAATCGAATGAAGATGCTCTTCTTTTACCATCACTCATATCTTCGTTAATCAAATCCTCATCAAAAGATGATGTATTTGTCATTTGGAAAATATGGGTCATACCTGTAGTACAACCTGTTGAAATATATCCGGTTTGTATTTGTTGTCTCAAATAATCTAAATCCAAATCAAATATAAATCTGGTATAACCGTAACTTGGAGCAATTAAATCCGAAGAACCAAAATTCAACTGCATAACGGGATTTCGTGCCGTATTTGCATATGAATTTGAAATTATTGTGTTATTTCTATTAACGTATGACCTAAGTATTGACATTTATCTTTTTACATAAATATCAATTCAATCTTATATTGGCATTAAGAATTTTATTTGTTGCATTTTGTATCTCTGTCAGTACATCTTCAGCTGTAACACCAGCATAAGATTTTGGGTTCGGAGGCAACATAGGATAGTTGTGGGTATGTGTAAGTAAAAAACTAACTATTAAGTTCAATAATTCCATGAGTTCTTCACCCCTGACTGAACTTGAGGTTTTCGGTATAATTTCTTTGATGTATTTATCTGCAGAAATACCATAAACCGTGCCATCAAAGTTGATTACTCCTTTACCTGGAATTGAAGAAACCTGTGAAAGTAAAAAAACTTTATCTGCGGCAAGACTTCCGAATGTTTGAGGATTGTTAGGGTATTTGTAGCTCTGAATATTAGTTCTATTCAGTTTGTATGGTAATCCTACTTTATTTTGTGCATATATCAAACCATACCCACTATTTGGAGTTTCAACATTTAATTTTATTCTATTATAAAGTTTGTTCGCAAATAGATAACTTATGTTTGCAGTTGTTGGAGATGGATTGGATGAAACTAACTTGTAAAAGTCAGGTGTGGGTCTATAGAAAATAGGGAACTTATTAACTGATTCATCAGTAAATAATTCTCTACCCTTGAACTTATTCTTTGAATTAATTTCATTTATAAACCCGTTTATAAATTCGGCAGTTTGGTCGAGTGTCAATGCTCTGAAAGGTTCTGAAATTATCAAAGATTTTAAATTGTCAACATTTGAATCAACTTTCAATTCCTGAGAGTTAACTTTTTGGTCAGGTTTTAATTTATAGAGAAAGACAAAACCAGTGTAGCTATTTTGTTCATTCTCGGGATTTATTATAGAATATTCAATCAAATACTTACAAACTACGATGTCTTCAATAAGTTCAGTGTAGGTCTTCTTTTTATCTTTTGTTTTGGTAAAATCGAATTTCTCTAAATGTAAAAAACCACCTTTATTGTTTGCAACAGGTAATACATTAGGGATAAGTTCCCCTTTATACTTATTTGAACGAATTAATACTCCGTTTGGTTTTACAACAACGTCAGAATTTCCTCTTCCTAAAATTGAATTATCTCCAGGTTCTGGGAATACACCTTTCGAAGTATTATTCTCATAACTTCCATCTGCGTTTTTTATTGGTTTAGGGTTGGTAAACTGTACACCCCACCCGTTAAATTTTAGTCCTCCTACGTAGTACTCAAAGTTTGATGTTGTAGGTGTTGAATACGTTGCTTGTACATAATATTGATTCCTATATTGAAAATCTGAATTGTAATACAAGACATTTATTAATTCTCCAACCTGAGGGACTTGATAAATGAAATAGGGTAATAATGGATTAAATACGAATGGGTCTCTTTCGGTCCATGGGTCTTTCTGTTCATTCCATGGTGGTCTATCAAAAGACTTAATCATGTCCTGATAGTTATCCGAAATTAATCTAGCCCTTACTCTTCCGAGCATGAGAGGGTCTTGATTATTTAAGACTTCGCATTGAAAAAATAGTTGTTTAGACATTATACTCTATTTTGATATTCTGATAATATATTATTATATAACTCTTCCACTTTATCTAAATAATAAGTCATACTTATTATTTTTTCTTTAGTATTGTCAAAATCTTGAGTCAATAAATCCATCTGTGAAATCAAAGTCGAATTTGGTATATTTTTCAAATCCTTTTGCGAATCAATTATTTGCTCTAATTCTTCTTTTGTCATTTTACATTTTTTTTCCGTATGTGCTTATTAATCCGATTGGTGGAGCTAATGCTACAGATGTCTGTACTTTACCGTTTTGACTTTCTTCGGAATCCATACCAGATATAACTGATTTAACAAACTGATTCATTAAGTTATCAGAACCGTCTGGCCCTGGACCGGTAGGTATTCCAAGTTTTTGAAGCTCCTCAATAACGTTCAATGTTGCTCTTTCGGGTGAAAATCCTGGTAAAAGAGCCGCAAATAAATTAAGAAATGCCGGCAGTCTTATTGCCCCAACTGAATTACTTATCATTTGTAACAACATTGCAATTTCATCCAATAGAGACTTACACTTTCTATAATCCCTAACAAATCTACCAATAACGTATGCTAATTGGACTAACCTAAGAATGATTGCATATTTTTTGAGAGTTGCGGACTTATTAATGTCTCTTATTATAACTTCGAGTAAAACAAAGATTTCCCTTTTCAAAATTTCGAAAAGAGTTTCTATGAATATTGCAGAAATTCTTGATACTAAAGTAATTACGAACGTCTTATTCTTTTTTACAAAATCCACACCATCATTTATCTCTTTGGAAACTTGTTGACCAATTGTTGTACCTGATTTTAATATTGTATTCGCTGATGATATTAGTTCATTCTGTTGTCTGATAATATCGTTTGCATCATCACTTACGTTTTTTTCCAATACCTTGAACATAGTCATAAGAGGTAATAATACCTTTGGATTTAGTATGGAAGAAGCTAAGGCCACAGGAAGTTGTTTGATAAAATTTTTACTTATAGATACATCGATACCCGCGGTATTCGGGTATAAAAGTTTCCACTTCGGGTCCTTAGTAATTGAATCAATTATTTTTTCTATTGCATCAACTTGCTCAGCCTTTGTTTGTGTAGGTAAATTGTCTGAAAATTCTACAATTTGTGTTGCAATTGAGTCTGCATCTACGGGTAACTTGACATTGTCGCAATCTATAAAGGTTACAACACCCTGTTGAGCGTCAGCAATATTGAATTCAATGTTTCTCAAATCTACTTCAGTAAATTCAAAAAAAGCATCATCCACCCCATCAAGTTCCCCAACTTTTGCATTACCACTAACATCGATTTCTTCTCTGTCGTCAAAGCAAAGTCCTAAAATTCTATTCAAAAGTAATGCAAACTTATTTTGTGCCTCCATTTGTGCAAAACCAACCCTCGCCTTTATATCTGCAAAATTTGTTAGATAATTTACTGTAGTTGCTAATACTTGAGGTAATGCAAAAGTTTCAATCGTTGAATAGTAATCCTGAACGAATTCTGTCACATTGTTCATCGAGAATCCTGAAGGATTTTTAGGTGCACCTTCTCTATCTAAAAGAAAGACTCTCAGAAAATCACCACTTTCCCCTAAACCACCTTGGTTTGTATAAACTAAGTCGAATAAATAATCACCTGATTTACCATTATAGTATGCCCCATAGTTATTTTCGTAGGTTTGACCTTGGGATTGGGTCCTTTGTCTCAACGCTTTCAACATAGGATATTTTACCGCACCTCCATATGGTACAAATTCGTCAGATTTAGAGGGTATTTCTTTTTCGTAATATATTTTACCCAACCAACCTTTTAAGGTTGATTGAAAATTGAATAATACATCGGTAGGGTTTAGGTCTGATAGATTTTCCTTTACACCACTTTCTTCGGGGGTTGGAATTTTCAAACTACCCGATAAATCAATATTTTTTAAAGGAACATAGATACCTTGATTTGAAGGAAGTAATGCAAGACTCGGTACTTGTACCTCACCAACATTAATTCCAGTATAAGTTTGTTCTTGTGAACATCCTAAAGCCTTTATTGTTTCTTCAGCAAGTATCTTGTTAATTTGAGGACCAATTTCAACTAATGTTTGAATTAATGCCCTCCTTAAAAATTTAAAACTTTCAGGTCCCGCCCCGTTAGTGATATTCAAAAGATTTAGTACCCTATCCATCGATGTAGGGGCATCTCTTTGGAATCGTTTTTGTTGCTCCGAAATTTTATTTAATTGAGAGGAAAACTTATTTCCAACATTTGAAAAAGAATTGCCAGCTTTAGAAAGAATTTTTTTTTGGGCATCTGAAACTTCATTATAAGTTTTCAGTGCCGTCAGTCTGTTTTCAATCTGAGATTGTTGTTCTGGTAATGAAAGAGCCATAAATTTTAGATTCTATATGACTCTTCATCTTTAGACACATCCTTTTCAATCAAATTTTGAATCAAATCATCATCCAAATCTGCTAGCGAGAATGATTCTTGTGAAGAGTTAGATTTCTCCCAAATACTTGATTGTATTTTGGAGAGGTTTATTTTTTTTTCAACACAATCATTAATAATTTTTTGTTGTTTTTCAATTACAGGACCAATCATTGTCATATCTTCAGGGTCTTTCATCATCGTTAACATTTTATTTTGAATTCTGATTGCGGTATTTCTCTGTTCAACTAACTCATTATATATTTCTTGCATGAGAGATAAAATACTCTCTTTAGTAAAATTAATTTCTTTTTTTTGAGGTCTTGGCATATCTATAAATACTTTTTTAGTAATTTTTTAATTTACTTTGAATCCCAAGATATAGTTTCTTGAATTTTTTTATAGATGTCCTTATTTCTTTGGTGGACAAATTCGTCATTTCTCTGAGAGACAATAAGATAATGTTTTTATTAAATTTGTTATTATCTGTCGAAGAAAATATTGTTTCGTAATTATCGAATAGGTCTACCAATGCATAACCCAACTTTTTTTCATTATCACTTAAAGATTCATTATCTATAAAATCTTTTAATTCTTTTATGTATACAGAAATAACAACTTCAACACCCAAAGTGTCGTCATCTATTGTATAAATCATATCAGGTCTTTCTTCTAAAGCGGAGGATACATCCTCATACGATATTTTTCTATTTGTTTCTTTTTGGTCTTTTATAATTTGACCCATCAAATAGTTTTTGCATATCGTACCAAAATATGAATATGCCTTTTTGTTTTTGGAAGGCTTAAATTTATCCACTTTTGTCATTAGAAAAGAATGTGTATCAACATGAATTTCTTGAAAATCCATATCTTTTCTATATAACTTATATCTTCTAATTATTGAAGATATCATCTTATCCAAAGGAGCTCTTAAGAACTCATTGTAGATTTTGTTTTTTTCTTCGGACGTTTTTGCTATTAAGAATCGTTTTACCGCTTCTTCTTCTCTGATATCAAAGTAGTTTTCTTTTTGAGCTTTTCTACCTCTTTTTTTTGTTACAACATCCTCTGTTATTGCGGACAGAGTTAAGTTCATTAGGATTCTTGTGGTTCATATTTTATGGTTCTATCCTCAACAAAAAAGTATTCTTTTTTTGCAGTTGCTAACCAAAATTTAACTTCATCCTCAAGCATTTTTTCTGATGAGTTTTTGTAAGACCAAAATATTGAACCTTCTCTCATGTTCAAATGTTTATAACCAAGTTTTGGAATAGTCATTATGTTCACTGAATTATATGTTAGTCTCAAAAGAAATTCATATACAAATGTTAACTTGATTGATGACTTGAAATAACCGAAATCTTCGAAAACTTGTTTTTTTATAACTGAACCTGCGGTTTGAAAATTCTGATAATTTTGTAAAGTTTCATTTGTTAGATATCCTAATTCTTGAGTGAAGTTTGCTGCGAAAACTGCTTCATTTGTGAATCCTGCAAACATTCCTTTTGAATCGGTATCAACAACGACAGGTAGTAAAACCTGAGCGGTTGGATATGCGTCCATGTATTTTTTTACATTTCGGAACCATATGGATGAATATTCATCATCGAATTCGAATATTGAAACCCATTCGTATTCGCTACTTTTTATACCAAAATTAACTTGTGAACAATAATTTGGTGAGTCTTCAAACTTTAATTTTTTTACGTTTAGTTCTTCGAAATTATAACTGTTCAAAAAGTTGACTAATTTTTCTTCTTGTGTATGAACAATTACTAACTCGGAAGGAATTACGTCATTTGATATTATAGACTTTATTGCTTTGTCAAAGTAATCTTCAAAGTCTTTTACAATTGCAGATTTTATTGGCAGAATTACTGAAACTGGTAATTTATTTTTCATATTAATCTTCTAATTTTGAAATTTGTGATTCTAAAGACTCAACTCTTGTTTTTATGTAAGAATCGAAAAGTTCTAAATTCTTACTGTTAAATTCATCTTTATTTTTATATTTTGCTGAAGTTGCATCAATACCAGAATATAGTTCTGGTTTGATATTATCTTCTAACCAATTTTGTGTGAAATCGGCAATAAAATCAGGTAACATAGTTATGTCATCAACCCAAATTCCGTTTTCTTCTACCATCCATTCTGGTAACATATCAGGGATAAGTCCCATAACAGGAACACCACAGGCCATAGATTCTATTGGGTAGGTCCCAAAACCACTTTCTCTATCAATCCAAACAGATAAAAAACATTCTTTTAAGGAGTTTGCAAATTCTTTTTCACTGAGACCTCTCAAATCTCTAAATGTGAACCATCTAAATTGTGGAAACTTTAGATAAAAAGTTTTTATCAAATTAATTGTATCGGATTGTTCCCTTGAATGAATACCAATAATTGGCATCGGAGGTAACTCTCTTTTTTCAAAAACATCCGAAATGTATGGAGTTAATATATCAACACTCACATTTTTCATGATTCCCTCGATATATTCTTTTTGTTTTTGGGTAGTTGTCAAACATTTGAAAAAACCAAATTGTTGCCATGTTTGACCAGGTTGTAACGTTTCTAACATGTATTTGTAAGACTGTGTCATAACTATTTTTCCACATGGGATATTTTTGATTTGTTCCATAACATAACCAAATAATTCAGGTATGACAATAAAGTCTTCAGGCGCAATTTCTAAGTTTTGTTTTTCAATAGACTTATGTGGAATGTTTTCCATATATTCAGGGCCCATCCATCCACCCACACCAGTGTAGTCGTTTTTTTCGTGTAGAATTATTGCATTGTAACCTGCTTCTTTCAATGACATAGCAACTTGATAGATATATCTAACAGAAGCTTTAGCATTTCCTTTGGTGTCTTGGACCATGAAGTAAATCCTTGAGGTCTTATTTTTTAAGTTCTCTATGGATTGTTGAACCTTTTCTTTTAAGTTATTTTCCATTTTTTAATAATAGTTAATTAATTTTTTATTTAACAGAGTATTGAATGCAATTTTGAATGGGATTGAAGTTGAACTATTTGATGATTTGATACCCAATTTATCATCCATCTCAACATCTTCAGACAATATAACTTCTAATAGCATCTTGACCATTTCAAATTTAATCAAATTTACTTTAGTTTCAGTTACACCTGAATTTTCAATAGATGGTTCCAAACTCATATCTAAGTAGTCTTCGACAGCGTCCAAATCAATAAAATAGTTTTCACCCAAAACGTTAACCATAAATTTCTTTTATTTTATTTTCGAGTTCTTTTAAATTTGTTATTGTATGTTCTGCGTGAATGTGTTTATTAAAAGAGGTTTCGTATTTTATAACCATTTTTTTCGATGGTTTATTCAAAAGTAGTCCAGGATTCGCAGTAAGTAAAATATCTACAGATTTCCACATCTGTTTTTTTGTTTGTTCAGAATAAAATTTAATTGTTTCAATCAAACAACCAAATTTAGAAATAAAAAATAAAGTTGCGGGTTTTGATTTACCAATCTCATCTGAAACAATTATGATATCATGATACTCCCTCAAATTATGGTAGAAATCATTAAGGTCATTCATTGTTGTCATTTCGACAGAACCAGCGTGACCAAATATTTCCATGGTAAAATCCTTATACAAGAAATCATAAAGATGGTCTTTATCTTTAAAAGATAAATGATTCATTAAGTCTAATGAAGTTACAGGAGATTTAATTTCATATTTGAATTCATCTTCCTCATCATCATCATGGTTTTCAATGAGCCATCTTTCATAAACTTGTTCTATTTTCGTGAGGGTATCCCTAAGAACATTATTAACATCAATACCTATTTTCATTCATCATATTTTTTCAAAATTTCGGAGATAAGGGGGTTCCTGACAACGTCTTTAGATTCAAATTCATGAATTCCGACTCTATCCATATCTTTAAATTTACTAATCGCATCCCAAAGACCTGTCTGAGTTTTATCTTTATGTCTGTCGAATTGTTCTAAATCACCGGATATAAAAAACTTAGAATTGAAACCAATTCTTGTCAGTAAAAGTTTCATCTGACCTGGAGTAGAGTTTTGAGCTTCCTCAAATATTAAAATAGAATTGTCAATATTCATACCTCTCATATAAGCTAAAGCAAATACTTCAATCGCTTCAATTTCTTTTAATTTTTCTCTGATTTCTTTTCCAACTATTTTATTCAATAGATAATAAGATGGGAAAATGTAAGGGTCTAATTTTTCTTCAACATTACCTGGAAGAGAACCTAATTTTTCTTCAGCTTCAACTGCTGGTCTAACAATTATAATTTTTTCGTATGGTGTTCCCGGGTCAATCAAAAGGTCTACCGCTGATTTCATTGCAACATAACTTTTACCAACACCCGCAGGACCAGAACAAATTGTTATTTCATTATTTATTAACTTATCATAATATTCTCTTTGACTTTCACTTAAAAATTTGTTTTTAGTTTTTTTATTTATAATTGTATTAATTTGTTCTTTTTTTGTTTTGTATTTTTTGACCTCTTCTGTTGGAGTTGGGATTAACGGTTTTCTTGTGGGTTTACTCATTTTTTTAATTTAGAAATTTATTTTGTTTTTATCTTTTCTCTTCAAATTATGAACCTTTACGTTTTAATAATATCGCATAATCTACATATTTTTTATCTAAATCAACTTTTTCAAATTCTGGTAAGACTTCACTAATTAATTGATTAAAATCGTGATAATTTAGATTTTCTATCAAAAAGATATATTTGTTTGTTATTTTTTTTATATTTGATAAAAATTTTTTTGCTCTCTCATAAGAAAGATGCATTACAACCGCCTGAGTAAAAACAAATTCATACGTTTTATCAATTTCGTATAAATCATTAGTCAAATCAATTACTTTTAATTTTTCTTTGAAAGGGTAACTATCCAAATTAAAATATTTTTTACCTAAATCTATTTGATTTTGTGAATAATCACACCCACCAATATCTATGTTATTATCGATTTTATATATGTTTATTAAATGATGTGCACAACCACAACCACACTCATAAACTGAACTTACTTTCAATTTATGTATTTGATGATACAATTCCATCCAATTGTTGTGCAAATTATTTTTAAAAACTATTTCATTATTTTCTATATCAAAATTATCAATAATTAAATCTAAATTATATTTTTCAGACAACATTGACATTTCGTTCTCATAATAAGATTCGGTGTAAAAATCCCAATTAAAACAATCTTGTGTTTTCACTTTTTTATTTTTTTTTAATTAATTGTTCTTTATTTGGATAAACGATTTGTCCATCCATTTATCATATCATCTAAAAGAGTTTCGAAAGTGTATTCTGGTTCCCATCCTAACAACGCTCTAATTTTTGTCGAGTCTCCCTTCAAATATTTTAATTCTTCCGCTCTCATGAACTTTTCGTCTTGAAAAACATATTCTTTGTAATCTAAATCAAGTTTACCAAAGACGTACTCAACCATTTCTCTTACTGAATGTGTTGTCATAGTTGACACTACAAAATCTTCAGGAGTTTCGTGGTTTAATATCATGTGCATTGCTCTAACATAGTCCTTAGAATGACCCCAATCACGATAACTATCCATATTTCCAAGAATTAATTTTTCAGATAGTCCAAGTTTTATTTCAACTGCTTTTTTGACTACTTTGTTTGTAACAAAGTTAGAACCTCTTCGTGGTGATTCGTGATTAAACAAAATCCCGTTACACGCGTGTAGTTTATATGCGTTTCTATAATTTCTTACAATACTATACGCAAATAATTTCGAACACCCATAAGGGCTGACGGGATGCATCGGAGTTGTTTCTCTTTGGAATCCATCCGAATCAACACTATTACCGAACATCTCAGATGAACTTGCTTGATAAAATTTGGAATTAGGACAAGACCTCCTGTATGCTTCTAATAAATTCAGAGTACCTAAAGCATTTGTCTGTACGGTGAATTGTGGTATATCAAAACTAATTCTTACATGACTTTGGGCCGCTAAATTGTAAATTTCGTCCGGTTGTATTTCATCTAACAATCTTTCTAATCCTGACTGGTCTAAAAGGTCACCATAATGAATTGTGATTTTATTTCTGATGTCGTCTGTAAATCTATTCTGTTGTGACTCAACAGTAGAGTTTCTTCTAATGATGCCGTAGACATCATATCCTAAGTCAAGCAAATGCTCCGCCAAGTAGCTTCCATCTTGACCATTTATTCCTGTGATAAATGCTTTTTTATTTCCCATATTAATTTTTGTAAAGTTTTTCGAATATTTTACTCACATCCACGTAAGTATTATTGCTTCCCGTATCCTCATTGTGTTCTGGTACACTATCAATCAAAATAATTCCTCTGGCAGCGTCTTCAGGTGTCATATACATATGATATCCAATTATACTTATATGGTTTTCGTCGGTGTATGGTGTATTCAAATCCCTACCATCATAAGACGCCAATTTTAACCAATTGAATGCATCTTCACTATCCGTTAAAATAACACCCCCTTTTCCAATAGGTACCCTTTTTTTAATTTGAAATGACACGACTTGTAATGCATCGTTTCCGACATACATATCTTTATTCCACCTTACCGCACCATCCCAAACACGACAACCTTTTATAGGATACACACCAGACCATTCAACATCTTCAAAGTTGACTTCATTACCTGCATGAACTATTTGCATTGCTGCGGAAACATAAGTCATTTTAGGTATTGTTAAAGTCTTTCCGACTTCAAGTTCACCTATATGTTGCAAATATTTGAGTGATAAAAAAATACCATGTGAACAACAATCTACACTAACGGCAAATTTACTACCAGAAAAATTTGCAACTTTTTCCTCAAAAATTGTTACAACGTCTCTCGGGTCTTGCCAATTATATCCAAGTTCTTTTATTTTATCTAACTCAGGTCTTTGTAAATTTTTGGGTACCTTACCTATTGGCCAAGGATTATAATGAGTTTTTTTATTCTGTTCCATTTTCGATAAAATTTTTATAAATGTAGTCTTCGGATGATAATAAATTCATAGAAATTTCAAAGTTATTTTTTATGGAATTCATTTTAGAATAATATAAATCAAAACTCAAATCCTCTATTTTAAAATCATCAGTTAGTTCAATAATACCATCTTTATCAAAAAAATCACCAATATTATTCATTCCGTAATATATTGGTATAGTACCTGTCACAAAGCAATCAGTTATTTTTTCAGTGAACATATTCGGATAAGTTAAATTTTCCATTGCTATTGAAAAACAATAATCTGACAATCCGTCTTTTTTATCTTCCAGTTCTTTAAATCCACGACCAAAATGGTCACATTTATCTTGAAATTTTTTTATGATTTGTTGTCTGAATTTATGTTCATTACACATTATTTTATTTGATGCTATCATGGAAACTAACTTCTTTTTTGGATAAATCTGTCCATGTGGGATGAAAGATTTTGCACTAGATTGAGTAAGTTGAAATATGTCTGATAGTTTTGATAATTCTACATCATGAGTGAAAACTTTAATAAAATTTTTTTTTAAATAATGTATATTTCTGGCGGCAAAATTATGATATTGAGGGAAAACTGTTCTAGATTCGCACAACCATCCGTAACTTTTTGTTTTAGAACTTGGAGTAGTAAACAAACCATTGTCAACATGAATCGTTACTTCACAATCGTATGAGTTTTTTATCCATTCGACGTGGTTATTTTCTAATCCATTGGTTGATATTGCATGTTGAAAACCACCGCCGATAAGTCCAATTTTTTTTTTCACTGATAAAATTTATTTATTAAAATTCTAAATTTATTTTTCATTGTAACCTAATTTTTTTGGTAATGTTCCTATGGAACAAGGATTATGATGTGAATTATTCTGTTGCATTTTCAATAAAATTTTTATAGATATAATCTTCAGATGACAATAAATTCATAGAAATTTCAAAGTTATTTTTTATAGAATCCATTTTAGAGTAGTATAAATCAAAACTCAACTCTTCAATTTTAAAATCATCAGTCAATACAATAATGCCATTTTTATCAAAAAAATCACCAATATTATTCATTCCGTAATATATTGGTATAGTACCTGTCACAAAACAATCAGTTATTTTTTCAGTAAACATATTGGGATAAGTTGCATTTTCAACTACGATTGAAAAACAATAGTCAGACAACCCTTGTTTTTTGTCTAAAATTTCATTGAAACCTCGGCCAAAGTGGTCACATTTACTAGAATATTTTTCTATAACTTGTTGTCTATAAATGTGCTCATTACACCTTATTTTATTTGATGCAATAATAGAAACCAACTTAGTTTTTTTATAAATTTCTCCGTGTTCTAAAAATGATTTTGCACTGCATTGAGTGAGTTGGAAAATATCATCTAATGATGCTAATTCAACATCATGTGTGAATACTTTTATAAATTTCTTTTTTAAAAAATGAATATTTTTTTTACACCATCTATAATATAAAGGTATAATTGTTTTGGATTCACATAACCACCCATAATTCTTGGTATTTGGATTTGTATGCATGTGTAATCCGTCATCTATATGTATTGAAATTGGTGCCGAACCATCTTTAACCCATTGAACAAATTTAGGTTCTATATCATTTGATGATACAGTATGCTGTAACGTGTTGCCAATCATATTAATTTTAACTCTCGACATATCCTAATTTTTTTGCATTTTGAATTATTTTCTCCGAATTGATTTTTTTAACTAGAACCGCTGGATTCCCTTTGTATACACCCCACTCTTCTGTGTCACCCATTAATAGACTTCCTGCAGTTAATAATACACCTTTTCTCAAAATTGAACCAGGAAGAACAATTGCATTTGTCCCTATATTCGAGAACTCTTCCATAATCACAGGTTCAATTATTTGCTTACCTTTAAGTTCTTTGGGTATCATTGCCCCAAATAAACCACTGTCATCAAATCTATCTGAGCCGCAAATTATTCTAGCTCCGGCCATTATATTGTTAAATCCTCTACAAGTAAAATAAGATGACTTACCACCTATTATTGTAACATATGGCGATATATGTGTATAACTTCCAATATTCAAATTTACTGTACAATAAAAACCTTTGTCGATTGCAACATGGTCACCAATATTATAATCTTTTTGTTTTATAACAATATCATTGTCAATAAAAACATCATTACCTATACTCATATTTTAATAAAAATTCTTCTACTGAAATCAAATTTAATAGATTTTTTCTATTCTTGTCTAGTAATTCCCATGTATAATCTTGATTTATGGTTGTCAATTCTTGGTGTCCTCTTGAAATTATTCCGCAACCATAATCGGTGTCAACTACGACCATGTCCAAATCACTTCTTTCTGTTTTCAATTTTACCCAAGCCTTCCAACAATCACCTGTCCAATCTGTACTCAAACTTGATTGTGGATATCTTTGTATTATTTCTTCCATCGGACTCAAATCATGGCAAACGATGTACCCACCTTCAGATAAACATGATAAAGAATTTATAATATCTCTGTAGACTTGAGCATCCATATGTAATCCATCGATAAAAATAACATCAAAGATTTCATTGTTCTGTGAAAAAAAATCATCTGAGGTTAGTTTATATGTTACAGGTACTGTTGCAGATGGGTCTACAGAAACTTTGTAATTGCATGATATATTATAAAAATTCAACCCATCACCCATACCAATTTCGAGATATTTTTTTGCCGAACATTTATTAATTAAATGTTGTATAATTTGTGTTCTTTTCATTTTTTTATATTTTCAATAATTTTAGATTATATTTCGTTGTGTCATAATCAAATCTCTTTCGTCCAAGATTCCCATACAAATGGGTAATCAAAATTATTTTTAAAACCAATTTTAATTAACCCTTCGCGAATTTTATTTCTTCTTTCGACATCATTTTCAATACCTAAATGGAATTGTATTTGGACATTTTTAAATCTAGTTATTGAACCTGTCTTTAACATATGTTCTAAAACTGGATACTCATCACCCTCAATATTAATTTGTATTAAATCAATTTTGTTTAATCCCCACTTTTCCAAAACAGTTTCAATAGAGTTAAACTTAACACTGATTGACTGACCATTTTTCAAATTAGAGGATGTACCATCACCACTCATAAAAATAAATCCATCTTTATCTTCAGTACTAATACCAACATTCATTAAACGTACCTTATTGTTGTTCGAAAATTTACTGACCATTCCTTCATGAAATACGGGAACTGGTTCTAATATGTATACGTTCGGATTATACTTGTCAATCATTTGTTGAGCCCAAACTCCTGTGTATCCACCCAAATCCATAATCGTTGAATTTTCATTCAAATCGTAGTTGATGTTGTGTGTGTAATCACCGTTGTCTGCAAACCATTTCGAGACCATTTCCGAGTTTAGAATCAAATTAGTCATTTTGAATAATTTTTTTGTCTGTTTTTATTTTTTTTGAACAATTGTGCCTCCAATAGAAAGTAAGAGACATACTGTAATACTTTTTCATAATCTGAATAGTTTCTTTATGTTTTCATTCCAAAGGACAGCACCCGCAATAATACCACAGTGTCTCCCAAATAGGTAGTCACATTTCGATAATAATTTGGTTTGTATTATTGTTTCTTCTCCTAACGATTTACAATGGTTTTCTCTTTTTTCACTTACGTTCATCCAACAGTGAACTCTTATTATATACTCATCGGTTTCATCTGTTCTTCTGAAAATATTTGGAATATAATATGATGAAGGGAATGCATCAGATGTTTTATTTACATATTCTGTTTCATCACTAACTATGAATAGTTTAGTAATTTGTGGATTTCCCAAAAGTATTTTTTTTATTGCTGAAATGTATGAATCAATAGTTTGGTGTCCATATATATTTGCATGCCAATAATTAAATTCAGAACCCCTTAACATAACACCAAGAACGGTATGACCATTAAAATGTTCTTGATATATTGAATCGACTTTTTGTTGTATTTCGTCTTTTACTTTTATGTATTTCCTATCAACAAATTGTTGTAATTCCAATGAAGGGTCATTAAAATAATCTACACAATCATTTATGTTGTGAGACCTTTCCATATTAGATATTGTGATATTATCAACAGGTACATTAAGTTCGTATGGGTTTTCTTGCTCAAACCAATGATTGAATGGGTTGTTTGAATCATCGATAGTCATTTCACCACCAATAATTTCACCGTAATGAATAGTAGGATTGAACCCATCAACAAAAGTAGTATTCGCCCAATTTATATAAACATTTTCAGTTCGGTTCGCTCGATGAAAATCAATTAGTTTGTCTAAACATATTCTATAGTTTGAAAAAAAACCACTTCCGATTCCATCTGGTTTGCAAATAGGAGATATGGTGTAATATTTTTTCATATTTAAAATATTTTTTTTATTTTCTTTTAAAAGTTATTATTTGATTATACTTTTATCCATTCTTTATCGAATCTTTGTGGCCACCATATGGTTATGCTAGTATCTGCATATTCATTCCAATGTGGAATCATGTCTTCACCATTAAAAACATCATGTAATAATTTTTTATCATAATTGAAAACATTTTTCAATTCATTTGCATTTTTAGCTTGGCGGTCTTGTTTGTAACTTATTTCTTTATTTAAAAACATTTCGAGAGGTATATCAATATCTTCTTCATGTAATAGATTTGTATCTACGAAAAATAAATTATGATTGTTAACTCTAAAAATCAAAGAGTATCCTTTAAGTTCACCAAGTTTTTTAAAGGCAGATATTGAAGCTCCATAATAATTTATGGACGGTACAGTTGTATCTAATTCAGGTGAGTATTTTATTGCAATTGATTCTGTTTGGTCTGGTATATTACAGTTAAATTCAACAATTACAACTCTAGCTTTGAATTTGTTTTCATCAATAGCTTTCCAAATCCAGTAATCGTTACCATCTAAATCTATAGATAATAAATCATAAGTTTTTGGTACATCATTATTTTCAAAATGTTGGTTTATGTTTTCAGCTGTCAAAAAAGCATGTTTAATATAGTCTAATTTATCTGCTTTTTGTTTGTTTCCTTCTAGTAGAAGACCATCCCAACCCTCATTAATTCTTAAATTAGCGGTATTTGAGAGTTTGACTCCATCCCACGCACCGAATTCAATAAAATATTTATTTGTCGTTCCTATATTATCAAATATGCCCTCTATTATGCCATCCTCAATTGTTTGACTATGAATTCTTTTTCTATAGTTAATTAAATTTTTAGCAAACGGTTTTTTGTTATCCATCATATTTTACTTTTTTTATAAAAACTCTTTGTCTGATTTTTGACCTTCATAAGGGCCTGTCTTATATTCATAAACTAAAGTATTATCTTCCAAAATAAGGTAGTTGTGCCCACCCTCTAATGTAAAGCTTGCGTCTCCGACATTTAAAATTGGTTCAGATAAAATTTCATCATCCAAATCATAAAAAATACATTTAACCTTTCCTTGTATTACAACCCATGACTCCTGAGCAATAACATTTCTAGTTCTCTCTTTCCATACGTGTCTATGAGGTTTGAAAGTTTTTCCTTCTTTAAGATTCAAACTGGAGCATTGGATAAAGTTCTCTTCAGGAACAATATCTATTCTATCATCAGTTATATCCTCTTTCCTGTAAATTATATGTAATAATTTGCCAGGTTCTTTTTTTGAGTATATTTTTTCCATAAGTTTAATTTTTTATCAAATTACTTTTTCATATTTTGAATATTTTTTTTATGTTTTCATTCCAAAGTATGGCCCCACAAAAAATACCGGTATGTATTCCGAATAGATAGTCACACTTAGAAAGTAATTTTGTTTGAATTATTGTTTCTTCTCCTAACAATTTACAATGGTTTTCCCTTTTTTCACTTACGTTCATCCAACAGTGTGTTCTTTTCATGTATTCGTCTGTTTCGTCTGTCCTCCTAAAAACATCAGGAACGGAATATGATGAAGGAAAATGTTTTTTAAACTCATCTATATAGCGAGACTCTTCACTAGTTATAAAAATTTTTGTAATATCAGTATTTTCATCTAATATTTTTTTTATTTCTTTAATATAATCTTCTATACCAAAGACACCATACTTTGGGTGGTAAAATTTATACTCAGTTCCCCTTGCCATGACTCCCAAAACAACGTGACCTTCCAATTCATTTTTATAAATTTCCTCAACTTTATCCAAAATGTTCTTTTTTACTTTCATATACTTCTTATCAACAGTTTTTTGCATTCCAAGACTTTCTTTTTCATGAAAATAATCTTTACTGTGATTAATTAAGGGCTCTCTTAGACTCAAACTAAATTTTTTAATTGTGTCGAATTCAGAGGGTATTTCTTGGTCAAACCACAAATCAAATGGATTGTAGGTAAAATTGAAATCAGTTGATTTGAAAGGATTAAATCCCTCGGCCCATGTTGTTCTAGTCCAATCTATGTATGGTGTTGCAGAAACATTTGTATTTTCGTAATGAATCAGTTGCTCTAAACAAATTCTATAATTTGAAAAAAAACCGTATCCATATCCCCAACCGTGTGTGGGCGAAATACTATAAAATGTTTTCATTTTCTACTAAAGTTTTATCCACTCTAAAGGTATGATATCATCCGCCTTGAGTGTCATTGATGAACCGAACCAATTTTTTGGCCCGATTACTTTTTTGTTATAATTTTTATTCATCCACGCTCCCCACCATGAAAAAGATGAATTACTAATTATATTATTTTTACACATAGACATCAAATATAATTCAACATAATCTTTTTCATTTTCCACAAAATAGTACTCGTCACCCTTGAAATTATTTTTACACCACTCAATATCATCACTAAAAATTAAGAAAGTTTCGGTATCTGATTTTAACTCATTGATTGCGTTTGAGTAATAATCATAACCCTGAAACGGATGGAGGTGGGGGAATTTTAGATAATCTCCTCTCCTGACATGGATTGCAGTTGTTTTCTTCGTTAAAAGGGTTTCATATTTCTGTTCTATAATTTCTTTTATTAAATTATCAGGTTCAAATAATTCCAATATCTTTTCTCTATTGTGTTTGAAATATTTTTCACTTTGAAAGAACCCGTTGATTATTACATCCTCATTATACGGTAATTTAAGGTTTGTATATTCGAAAGGGAAATTAATCATCCTGAGATTTTGAAAGGGTGAAACTTTTTTCAGTTTTTTGAAAATTAAATTATATTCCTCAGCATGTGATAAATTAGGGTTGAAGGTTTTTTCAGAATTAAGATAATTAAACATGTGGTCCAAATTAGGAAAAGAACAATCAGTATTATAGTCGATTGAAAACGAGTATGTTGCGGCTATCTGAAACATCATATTTGCCAGTCCACCTTTTAGAACACAGTATATCATATAATTTTACTATATGGTTTTTTATTTCTTATTTTATTTGTGGTATTAACTACTCTATTCATATACACTTTGTGTTCGTTTATGGGATTAGACTCGTTATATACGTAATTTACATCATTCAAAAATTTAAAATGTTCTATACCGGACATTTCAAACATGGGAAACATGAACGCCAAATCACCAGATACATTCCAGTATTGATTGTTTTCGTCTCTCAAATCTCTTGGGTCTATTTTATTCCATAACCATGCTTTCCATGTTCTTAGGTGTGATAAAGTGAAAACCTGTTTTCTAACGTCAATATCAGTGGTTGGTGGATTTGCAAATCCCTTTCTTCCATCATGATATTTGAATGAACCACTAGTCAACCATACATCACCTTTACTATAGACATCATTTATTTTTTGAAAGACACCTGAGTTTGGTAACCAATCGTCACCATCAACTTCTACACAAATTTCATTACCATCCAAATTCAAATTTCTTATTACATTATCATAATTCCCTGCTTGATACATTTTTTTTTCATTTTCTATAAGGATAAATCTATCGTCTCCATCGATTACTTTTTTCACAACTTCTCTTGTGTTGTCAGTAGATAAGTCATCGGTGATGTAGCATTTAAAATCGGTATAGGTTTGGGTTCGAATACTATTTAAACATTTTTCAATGTATTCCGCACAATTATAGGAAGTAGTTAATATTGTCATAATAGAATTTTAAGATATTCTTTTTTTATTTCAGAAGAAACATTTTTCGAATAATATTTTTCTAAATCGTTAGGTGGTTCATGTTTATTTTTGGAAACAATATTTCCGATTGAGTTGACGGTATATATCCAACTTGGTTTACCACACATCCAACTTTCGATGGTAGTTCTTCCCAATTGAATACCTGCAGTTTCTTCACACTGATTAATCAAGGATTCAACTCCCCAAGATGGTTTAAAATATTTAACATTCGGTTGTTCTTGCAGAATAGAAAGATAGTTACTCTTATCTTCTCCCATCAACCAAAGTTCCTTATTGTTTTGTTTGGTATATTCTAATAAATCCATGATGGTTTCTCTCCTCAAGTAGTCAATAGTCCCAACAAAAAGTAAAGAAGGTTTAGTCTGACCTTGTTTAGGTTTAAATTTTTCGTTATCAACAGGATTATATATGACTTCAACCATTTCTTCAGGGATTTCGAAATCATTTACTATGTAGTTTTTTATTTCGGGTCTGATTGCAATATATTTTTTTATTGACGGATGTTTAATTGGGTGTTCGAGTTCTATTACTTCTGAATGTATTGTGTAGATTTTATCAATGTCAGGGTAAAATTCACATAATCTTTCTGCAACTGGTTTGTGCTGTATATGAATCAAATCGAAATTTACATCTGATACTTTATACATCACATTCGGTTTTGATGTTTCAATTCCATTAATACCATTGAATTCCCATTTACCGTCTCCTAGTTTAAATCCTGGAGCCTGTTCAAAAGATACACATTTTATTGCTAATCTTTTTGCCATATCTGTCAGAGGTCCCCCTATTTGCGAGATTATTGTAACGTCGCAATTTAATTTAATTAGGTTTTTTGCTAACTCATAAACATAAAGTTCGGAACCCGTAAAATTTCGAAAGAACAAACACCCGATTAAAACTTTTATTTTTTTATCAACATTGAATGGTACTTTTACAGGTAAGTTAGTTTTGTATTTTTCAACAAACTTTATTTTGTTTTGTTCCCATTGTTCATTGGTCATCCCGATAGACCTGTGTGTAATTCTGATATTTGTTATGACACCAACTTTAGTTCCTTTCAAAAAATTTTCTAAACAAAATGATAAGTCATAAAAATGGAATCCTTCGAATTCTTCTATAAATCCTGAGTTTAATCTTTTCTTGTTGATGGCTATGAATAAACCATCGACAATAATTGTTGGGATAACCGAGTTATTTGAATTCTCGGAGTACTTTGATTCCCATTTTTTTCCTCCGTTTTCGTGGTTGACTATTCCAACCATATTTTTTCTTTTTTTTGGGTCCCACCATTGTCCCGTTTCTGATAAATCTGTTGTTCCTGCAACACCTAAAATACCAAAATCAGTTTTTTCAAAATGTTTTACAATTTTATAATACCAAGATGGCGTGTCAAAATAGATATCATCATGACAAAGAACAACTATGTCATTTTCCGACTCAGTTAATATTTCGTTATATACTTGACTGAGCGATTTTTCACCATTGTTAATTTTTTCAATTACTTGAACTTTTTTAAATCCTGAACTTTTTTTCAAATACTCCACAAATTCAGGGTTTGCCTTCCTTGTTGAAAATCCAATTGTTAACGACATAAAATTATAAATTTAAACCGGTACTCCCGAATCCATTTTCTCCTCTATCTTTTTCTCCAATTTTATTAACTTTTTCTAATGTTACAAACTTACCTGAAAAAACAGGACATAAGACTGCTTGGGCAACTTTCATCCCTTTTTTTATGGTACAAGCGTTTGAGGAAGTATTGAAAACAATAACTTTGATTTCACCATTATATCCTGAATCAACGGTTCCAGGTGTGTTCAAAACAGTGAGACCTTGATTAATTGCTAAACCACTTTTGGGTCTTATTTGAATTTCAGTTAATTCAGGAATTCCAAATTTTAATCCTGTAGGAACTAGAGCTCTTCCCATAGGGGGTATAGTAATTTCTTCGACAGAACAAAGGTCAAATCCTGAATCGGACTCAAAAGCATACTTTGGGATAACACTATCAGGATGAATTGATTCTATTTCAAGTGTGTGTTTGTGACTGTTGGATGCATATTCTTTTTCAAGTTCATCGACAGAAATCCCTAATATGTTTTCAATGTCGTCTTCTTTGAGTTCCGCATCACCAATGCCATAATTTTTTTTAAGTCTATCAAATTCTTTTTGTACTAAATTGAATAGTTCTTGGTCCATTACTTTAAATTTATAAATTTTGATACTACGTTATATAAAACTTGAACGTCTTTCTCGCAATATTCGTTTATTTTATTATAATCTTTTTTATTCCAAAAGTTGTCGTGAACTTTAGAACCATCCATATCTTCTGATTTAGATGACTTAACACCCATCACACCACACATTAAGTCTAATGTGGATATAGAGGCGTATTGTCCAAACTGCCAAACATCTCTTGTATCTATGGCTTTAACTTCCCACGGCTTTGTATCGAAAGAAGGTAAAATTTTAGGTGGCATCAATCCATTGATAACCATCCTTTTCCCTAACACAGGAATATCAAAATTCTTAACATTATGACCACATAACCAATATCCCATTTCGCCACACTTTACCAATGTTTTTTTAACATCCTCAAGTAATTTTTTTTCATCGGTATTCGAGATGACAGTTGTCTTAAAGTTTCCTTTCATATCTACAAGTCCCAAACATACACAAACAATTCTATTGAATTCAGGGACTAATGCACTCCTCGAAATGAAGAGTTCGTCCAAAGTTAGATTAGAATCCTCAGGAAACCTTTTTTTAAACCAAGACTCATAATGTTCAAATAGTGAATACAACTTATCATCATTTTTTTTCAAATCAGATAAGGTCGAGGCACATCCAACTGTTTCAATATCAATGAACAAAAGTTTCTCTACAGGTAAATTTATCATATAATCGATTTATAGAATTCCGCTCTGTTTTTGGTAATAACTTTAAGGTCATAAACATCTTTCACTGTTTCATACAGTCTTTCACCCATATCTTTGATTAGGTTAGGGTTTTTTACAAGTTTTTCAATATACTTAGCCCAATCAGAATGGTTACGATTTTCATCTACTAATAAAGCATTACCGTCGACAAAGTTACCATTTTTTAAACAATGTTTCAAATCTATTGTGTAAGGACCTAAATTTGATGCAATTAATGCTTTCTTATAGAATCCTGATTCAATCACTTTTAGTTGTGATTTCATTCTGTTAAACATATGATTTTTTAACGGAGCTAAAGAAACGTCAAATTTAGAATAGTTTTTAGCGTATGATGTTACAGGTTGTGTCCACACTCTTCTATATGACTCATTTGTCATGTTAGAATATTCATCTTGATTATAATTTAAAAGATGTTTTTTGTAGTCTTCTGATATAATTTGAAAATTCTGAGTGAATATTTTTTCATACGTTGCCCACACAGTTTCTTCAGGTTTGATGTCTCTTCTTTTTTGTTCTCCTGTTTCCTTATTGATTTCAGTAACAGTTCCTCTGGTATCAAAACCACAAAGAACATACTGAACTTTATCTTTCATCGGAATCAATTTACTGAACGATTGTTCCAGTAGTTGTAAGTCATGGAGATGTGAAGAACCTCCTAACCATCCAATTCTAATTCTATCAGATTCAGGTGTAGGTTCTTTAAATTGAGCTTCGTTCGGATTAATTCCATTAGGGAATATTGTGACATTTTTGTTGGTTTTCTTTACTTCGTCGGCAAATAAAGTAGTTGTTGTGGTTACGTATTTAGAATCACGAATGTTGTTAACAATCTTTTCGTTAATTTTATTTACCCTGATTATGTCGTGAATTGGGTGTTCTTTACCCGGCATCCAATAATCATCGATATCACAAACAGTAGGTATACCCATACTGTTTAGTTTTTTAATCATTATGTTCGCCAAATCGAAGTCAGTACCGATACTTCTGTGGTAGGAAATAATATCATAACCTTTCCAAAAGTTATCATCTGCCATCGGTGGGTCATATACGATATCTACATGGAAGTCATCAGGATATTGATTTTGTAATGCAATATGGGGGTCAACTGACCTAAATTTTCCGACACCTGTTCGGTCGGACGGTAAACATAAAACTTTAATTTTTGACATATTTTTTTATTTCTATGTCAAAATATAGTTTTGTTTTCTCAATAAAAAAAGTCTTACTGTAGTTTTTTGATTTTGGTGACTTTCCCTTCGAAAATGTGTTTACCCACTTTAAAACTGAAAACCTCACCAGTTTTTTCCTCTGATTCTGTTAAAAGCCCTTCTTCTTTCAAAACTTTTCTTACAGCATTCTCAACCATTTTTTCAATATTTGGTATGTTAGGAACTTGTTGTTGCTGATTGGATGAAGGTAACGTATTATTTTGTTTAGAATCTTTCATTAATCTTGAAGCCTTTTCTACTAACTCATTTGATAGAGTTGGTCCTGTTTGCATTTGTGGTGGAACTATCGGATGCTCAATCATCAACTTTTTTATTGCGTCTGGCAGTTTGGAATTTTTAATTGCATCAACTGTAGGTACTGAAGGGTTTTTGGATGGTTTTGAAATGGTATTTTCACCAAGAAACTCTTGAGGTATGTTGTATTTTGATTCAGGTGCGTCAAAGTTTTGAACTGATAAACTCGTAGACATCGGAAGTGTCCCACTTCTTTTTATTTGGTCTGATTTGTCCATTATTGCTTTGGACATCATAAGTTTTTGCATTAATTGTTCCATAATTAAAATTTTGCTATAATAATAACATTTGTCATACTTTTGTCACCATTTGGGTTAAAATTTGGTTTCATTTCAGAAAAATTTTCACCAGTAGGTTTTAACGAAAGTACTTTGTCCAATCTAAATAATCTCCATCCCGGCAAAGGTTGTTCTCCTTTATAACCTGTATGTGATGCACCTTCTTCGTCCCAAGCTCTCAATACTTTGTTACCTGCTTTACTTGTTCCTAAACAAACAGGTTCTATTTCCCTCAGACCACGACCACCAGGTTCATCACCGTCGTAGTAGATAATACATTTCTTTTTGTTTTTGATGCAATCAACTACACTCTCGATTGAGGCGATTTCAACAATTAAACTTTTAAGTGTTGTTTCTAATCTCATAACTGAAAGTTAGGATAAGGTTTTTGTGCGTTGAATTTGTTGATTTTGATTTCGTTTTGTCTTTCAGCGATGTCAGTCTTGTCGCCGGCACTTTGATTATATACATCCAAATAAACTCCTGTACCTCTACCTTTGTTATCACCATCGGCAACAGCGTCTCTATTTACTGAAGAGTATTCATTACCAACGGCATTATAATCGTTTTTAGGTATTAGTTTTGCTCTTTCTTGGTCTGCAATTGCAGTGAGAGCATTAGGAACATCTTGTGATAAATCTAAAGTAAGTTCGTTTGCCATATTTTTAAATTTTTGATATTAGTTGATTTATCCTTCTAAGGGATTCTGTAACTTCAACATCGTATTTTGCTAAAGTATTTTTATGTTCTTTTGATTTTCTTACATCAACAAGTTTATCTTTTTGGTGTGGGTCCATAAATTGATTTTCCATACCAGTATCCATTTTATTTTGTTTAGTCTGATGAATACCCTCTCTCATTCTTCTAAGTTGATTATCAACCCATGTTTTCATTTTGAATTCACCATTGAGAATAAAAGGTAAATCTTCTTGTTTCCCTTGGAAATTATCGAAGAAATTTTTAATTCTTTTCAATTGTTTATAATCTATAGTTTTCTGAGATTGTAGTTCTTTGTTTCTTTTAAATCCTTCCAAATTTTCATCTTGACAATTTGCTTTCTTGAAACAAATTGTCATGTGCTCCCTCATTTCTTTTGGGAACTCCACAATACCACTAGCACTATTATATAAATCCTTATTCACCCTTTATTTGTTTTATAATTTGCTCCTTTGAAATCCCGTGTTTATCAATATTTTTCAAAAGTGATTTTAAATTTCTTCTAACCAAAAGAGGAAGTTCTTCTTCATTTTCTTTTGTTGACAAATCACTTTTACCTGTATCTTTTTTTCTTGTGAGCATGTCTTCTAAAACTTTAATCATTTTTTGTTTTTGAATTTCAGATATTGTCGCCTTCGTAACAAATCCTTTCTCATCGTAGTATGGTGATTTTTCGTCTTTTTTACCTGAAGGGTCTTTTCCTTGTTGTTTTGTTCTTTCTTTTGCTTCTTCTGGTTCCATTTCTAATTCATCTTTATAATATTCATAAGTCTCCTCACCATCTAAATCTTTTGTTTCCTCATACCCAAATGCTTTAGACATATCCGCTTCACCCATACCGTAACCATAATAATTTCTATAACCTCTAATTACAGGGTCATTTGTTTGTCTTGCCATTGCAATTGATTGGTCCATAGTTTTTCTCGGATGTAGTCTTGGGTCTAAAATTGGAATTTTAGAATTCATCAAGTTACCATCAGCATTTACTAACTCCTCAATCTCACCATTCATTTCTTCGGTAGATTTTTTTTCATCCTGTTTCAGTAATTTTTCCAAATATTTTTCGACCTTCTTCAACTTATCTTTTGGTATTTTAATCACTTTATCCTTTTTCCTTGCTTCAGTCAATGTTTTTTCTGAAGAGAAATAAAGTGAATAGTGTTCTCCTTTCTCCCTCAGCAAAAAATAGTAAGGGTTTGAAAAATATTCTTTATCTATACTAATCATCTTTTTTACTATAAATACACACACAAAGTGTATTTATTCTATAGATTATGTCATATCAGAATATAAATCAATATGTGTTCAAGAGGTTATATCTTAAACCTCTAAATGAAATTACCGATATCTCATTGGCATCGGATGAACGTGATTACGATGAAGAAGTTATTTTTTCACCATTTTTGATAGGTGAAGATGACGGCAATAGGATGCCGTTAAATTTTGATATCAATAGTTCAGATACTATCAATTGTATCAATTGTGGTAACTTTGATAGTGACGTAATTGTTTCAGAAAATTATTGGAATCCTTTAGGAATTGATTTGTTGGTTTGTTCTGCTAAAACTGAATTGTGTGATGTTGGTCTGACAGGAATGGATAATGGTTTGGTAAAAAGATTTTCAGGCGAAACGATAGAATTAAATACAGGATTGTACACTTCAACTGCGGACAAATTCTCAAGATACAAATACGATAGAAGATTTAAGATGCACCCAATTACAGGGTTCACAACTACTTCCGATAGAATATATAACGACGATTCATACACATATAATTTATCCATTGATAATGATGCAAATGCTGTCGGAAATTATATAAAATTCGACGGAGGATTTTACCAAGGTTTCTACAAATCATTTGGTTATGACTATGAAGTTTTACCTGAGAGATTCAATTTGGGTTGGTCCTCAGAGTTCATGTTAAGATACAGATGGACAGGTGATACGAGCGTAGGTTTGAATGAAAGATATCCTGACAATAAGGGTATTTTCTTCTATTACGGGACTAGAGCAGAAAACAAATTTTATCACTATGCAAATGGTTCACCGATAACTGATTCGGGTTATACAAGAGTAACAGAAGGATTGAATTGTCTGCTAACTTGCGGTTGTTCTCAAACAGGGTATACTGCATCAACATGTGGATATGTTTATCAACAATCTGGAGTTACTTCTCAGAATTGTGCGTGTGGAAATTGTCCTTGTAGTTGTACCACATATGCATCCATTCCTGAGTTGAACCCGTTATATGATGGTGTTTCGAATGCGTTATCTTTGAGACTTAGTGGTGATACAGGAAGTCCAAGGCTGTGTGTTAAAACATATAGAATAACAGGTGGTTGTGAGACTACCGGAGTTTGTTCTACAGGAATAACATATACTACAGGAACAAGTGTGACTGAATGGTGTTCAACAAGAGGTATTTTTGATGATTGTTCAGGAACAACTTATAGTCAAGAAGAAAGATGGGTTCAAATTGACGCAGTCTTCCAAAGGTATACCTATTGGGATGATTGTGACTTACTTTATAAAGGTGGATTGGGTGAAATAGTCAAAACAGTATTCACCGCTTCATCAGCGCATAATAGTGTTAGTCTTATTGAACCACCAATAACACAAGAAATACCTTATGACCCAGCGACAGTCGAAGTCGTTAATATTACTGAAAGATGGGTTGATGAAAAAAATGATAGATTGGGTTCTTTTAGATTTTACGTCAATGGTAAATTATTTTTGGTTGTAGAAAACTTTGAAGAAATTATACCAAGACCTTTAAACACTGCGCGTGAAACACAAGTGGGTGTTGCGTATAATATTTCTTTGGGTGGAGGTACACAGGGATTACACGATAATTTAACTCTTTCAGGTTGTCCTGTAACTTTATCAGGGATGACCTATCAACAAGACCCAGAATGTTTGACAACAGAAATTTTAGATGAAACCGAATACTCGGGATTGACAACTCACATTCGTTTAGAAAAGTTTTTTGGTGGTAGTTTTATTGGTGATATTAGTGCGTTTAGAATGTATTCAGAACCGTTGAACGCTGGTCAGGTAAGACATAATTTTAGGCTTTTAAAAACAAGATACGGTTTATTAGACCCATTCTGTTTAAAATGTGAAGAACCTCCATCACCAGCGGCGGCAACACCTACACCTACTCCAACGATTTCACTTACTCCAACTATTTCACGTACTCCAACTAATACACCAACAACTTCTATAACACCAACGACTACACTCACCCCAACTTCAACCATAACACCTACAGTTACTCTTACACCAACAATAACACCAACTGTTACACCATCTCATACTACAGTTTTTGAATCTTGCTCAAAAATAAGATTTACCTATGTTGGTCCTCAGAATCCTAGATTCCAATTTACTGATTGCTCAGGTAATACAATTCAAATGACAGGTGTGGATGGTTGGAGTGATGTTTTCTGTGGAGATTATAATTCGGCAATAATATTGTCAGGTGATGGACGTATAAATTACCTCGAATCTTGTTTTAGTCCATCTTCAGAAAATCACATAATCGTTCCGTTGGGATACAATTTGTCAGACCCATATCTATCTTGTTCGTCTCCTACAACAAATTATTATCAATTAGTTAATGGAACACTCAACGTTGGAGAGCAGCTTTTTACAGATTATTCTTGTGATGATGCATTTGATGCACCAAATGGATATTATTCTGATGGTACAAACATTTATGTATTGAATGAAAATACAGGAAATATTTCTTCGATTATACCTTGTTTAGCTGTTTCCCAATCACCAACACCGACTCAAACGATTACTCCAACTGAGACTCCAACTCCAACGCCAACAATTACACCGACAGAAACTCTAACTCCAACAATTACAGAAACACCAACGGAAACACCTACACTAACTCCAACAGCACAAGATACTAACTTTTTATTACAGGAAGATAATTTTACGATTTTACAAGAAGATGGTTTTGGTATATTGATACAAGTTGCATCATCGTCTCCTACTCCAACTGAAACTCCAACACCAACTTATACCGAAACACCTACAAATACACCAACTAATACACCTACTAATACTATAACTCCTACTGAAACTCAAACAAATACTCCTACATCAACTAATACCCCAACGAATACTCCAACCATCACTGAAACTACAACACCAACTATGACTGAGACTCCAACAAATACACCTACACCAACTAATACCCCAACAAACACAACAACCACTACTCCAACACCAACCTCGACATCTAATGCACCTGTAACAAGTAATCTTGTCTTATATTATGACCCAAGTAACTCTTCAAGTTATTCTGGTAGTGGTACTATAATAAATGATTTATCAGGTAATGGTTTGAACGGTACAATGTCCAACATAACATTTACATCACCATATTTTTCATATAATGGTTCGACATCACAAGTTAGTGTTGCCGACAATGCCTTATTAGAACCTGGTAGTGGTGATTGGTCTATTGAATTTTGGGTGAACCATTCGGTAATTGCGGGGGCAAGTAGAATTTTAATTGCGAAAACTGATGGTGGTAACTCTGCGGACTGGGGATATGGATTAAGGACTATATCAAATGGTAATACATTTATGGAAATAGGTAATGGCTCGACATCAGTCACAACCCCAACATCTACTTTAAGTATCAATACATGGTATCAAGTTGTTGGTGTTTGGACAAACGTTTCAAGTAATTCATTGGCTCTTTACATAAACGGTAGTTTAATTGGAAGTAACTCTCATTCATTTACAAGTATTAAAAATACAACATCTCCTTTGTATTTGGGTTCATTTAACGGAGGGCAGTTTGCGCAATGGTTTAATGGAAGAATGGGTGTTGTGAGAGTGTACAATAAATCTTTGACGGATTCGGAGGTTCTACAAAACTTCAATGCCGATAAATCGAAATACGGACTATAAAAACATATTTATAAAATAAAATAAAATGCCAAATTTACCAATATCAGGATTACCTAACTTAACCGCAGCAACCAATAATTCAATAATTGCTGTTGTTGCTAGTGGTGTTACCTATAATATAAACGTTCAGGATTTATGGAAAAGTGAACCGTTTGGCGTGATGTATCAGGATTTGATTCCTGATACGGACAATACTTACCAAATAGGGGATTTATCGAATTCCTTAAAATCTATTTATACAAATGCAATAGTTTTATCGGGTAACACAATTTCAGGTATAACAAATGAAAATTTACTCATAGTTCCAGGAAATGGAGATATGTTTCTTAATGGAAATTTCTTACCTTTTTTTAGCGGTAATTCTTTGGGTTCAGCTGAACATCCTTGGAGTGATGTTATTTTAGGGAATGCCAGTTTGAAAATATTACCTGACGCCCCTTCAGGTAATACTGTAACTTTGAGTAATTTATTTAATTTTTTGAGGGTTCAATCAGGTGGTTTGATTGTCGAAGGAATAAGTGGACAGACAGTAGATTTGGGTGTTTTTAGAGTTGACCCTAATGGACAAGTTTATATCACATCTTCGTATCAAAATCCAAATAGAGCCGCGGTTTTAGAAATTATAGGAAATGATGGGGGGTATTCGGCACCACCTGTGAATCCTGGTGGAATGATTCACGTAACTGGTCACGATGACCAAGTAAGTAGAATTGTTAACGATAGTTATGGGGACACACGATTTAGTCAATTTGGTGGTCGAAATGCCGGAGGTACCGCACAATTTCCAACAAATACCAAAGTAGGAACAATTGCAAGATTTGCAGGTGTAGGTTGGACAACTGAATCAGGTTTTGGTAATATAGGGGACTTACCTCACACGTTTATGGATATGTACTCTTTAGGTACCTTCAGTGCCACAAGCACCCCAACTGAATTCAGATTTTATGCAACAAAACCAAATGAATACCAAGGTTCATTATCCTTCATAATAAATCCATCAGGAATAACTATACCACAAAGTGGGTCGACGATAAAATTTGGTGACAATAGTATTCAAGAAACAGCATATCTTGGAACCGCAACTTCATCACAAATTGGAGGAGTAATGCCGGATAATATTACGATTGGAATAACAGGTGGAACAATTGGTTTAATTGATGGAGCAGGAACGAGTGGAAGTTCAGGAACAAGCGGTTCTTCAGGTAGTTCAGGAACATCAGGTTCTGATGGTTCATCTGGAAGCTCTGGTTCATCAGGAACAAGTGGCTCATCGGGTAGTTCCGGCACAAGTGGAAGTTCAGGGTCAAGCGGAACATCTGGTTCATCTGGTAGTTCTGGTACAAGTGGAAGTTCAGGTTCTAGTGGCTCTTCAGGAACAAGCGGTAGTTCTGGTACATCAGGTTCTAGTGGTTCTTCAGGAACAAGCGGTAGTTCGGGTAGTTCGGGAACATCAGGTTCGGACGGCTCTTCAGGAACTAGTGGTAGTTCTGGTACAAACGGTTCTAGTGGGACATCTGGTTTTTCAGGTGATTTGTATAGAACAACTTCATCAACACTTTTGACTATCCAAACAGGAAGTACAGGTACATTTGTGGTTGGAACTAATTTGGGGTACAGTATTGCTCAAGATGTAATAATTGCGTATGATTTATCTAATCATATGATTGGAATGGTTGTTAGTTACAACTCTTCTAATGGTAATATGGTCGTTGATGTTGCAAACATAATTGGTATTGGAGCCTATTCGGCTTGGACTATCAATTTGGAAGGTGCTGCTGGTGGTGATGGGAGCTCTGGTACATCTGGTTCTTCAGGAACAAGTGGAATAGATGGAAGTTCAGGCACAAGCGGTAGTTCTGGTACATCAGGTTCTTCAGGAAGTTCAGGTACAAGTGGTAGTTCTGGTTCATCAGGAACATCAGGAAGCTCTGGTTCATCAGGAACCGATGGTTCTTCAGGAAGTTCAGGTACAAGTGGTTCTTCAGGAAGT